GTTATGTAAGTGGTAGCAAGGAGTTCATAGACCATACTGGGGCCTGGGAGAACGTCTGGAAATGAGAGAAATCATAGGCAACGTGATACTGTTCCCGTTTTTCGCCGTCGGCTGGGTGGCGCGGAAACTGCGCTCAGCCTTCGCCCTGATGCGGGACGCGATAATGGCAGGCTTTGGCGAATGAGCATTCTGATGCGGATACGACAAATCAGGGCAGTGCGGGAAGCGCCAACGATGGCAGTTAAGGCGTTGCCTGTCGCATGGCCCGCATGGAGAGAGGGCCGACCAGCTTGGAAGCTCATTGACTATCAGGCGTATGTGGCTGATGGGTTTAATCTCAATACGTTAGTCTATTCTGCTATAATGTACAAGGTCAGGGCCATGACGCTTGCGCCTCTCAGGGCCTGGACGGGCAGCTATGAACAGCGCGAGCCGGTAGACGTGGACGAGCCACTGGCCCAACTGATAGCGAGGCCCAACCCGCACCAGAGCTGGAAAGAATTTCAGGGGCAAGCCATCGTTTACCTCAACATATCGGGCAACAACTTTACACTCCTAGACAGGAAGCGCCAGGGAGAACTGCCGGAAGCGATGTATAACCTGCGTCCCGACCGGGTATTCGTCGTCCCCGGCACGGTAGACGGTCAGGGCATAATACTGGGCTACATCTACGTTCCCGAAGGCAAGTCGGCCTTTCTCAAGTGGGACGACGCACAGCGCAGGGCGGCATGGAGCGAGAACCGCGTCTTCCCCATCCTGCCGGAAGACATGATGCACCCCAAATTCCCCAACCCCGGCGACCCGTTGGAAGGAATGGGCGAGGGGATGCCCCCCATGTCTCCGGCGGCCCGGTCGATAGACGTAGACAACGCCGTTACTCACTTTCTCAAACTCTTCTTTGACAAAGGTGTCATGGTTCCCGGAATGATAACTGTCGAGGGCAGCGTAGACGATGGGGCTATAGCACGGGCCAAAGAGAGATGGAAGGAGATATACGGCGGCTATAAAAACTGGGCTGAGGAGATATTCGTCTCAGATAGGTCGGCCAAGTATGAGCGGGTGGGGTTGACCTTTGACGAGATGGGCTTTGAGGAGATAGACGAACGCAACGAGTCCAGGATCCTGGCACCCTTTGGTGTTCCTCCCATTCTGGTGGGGGCTCGGGTAGGACTAACCCGCTCCAGCTATGGCAAAGCCTATGAGGAAGCGCGACGCGCCTTTTGGGAAGACACTATGCTGGCCGAGTCGGGCTGGTTTGAAGATGAATATAGTTACTATCTCCAAGACGGCAACATCTTCGTCGCCTTTGACTACAGCAGGGTCCCCGCCTTGCAGAAAAACATACCACAGCTAGTAGAATCGGCGCACATGCTATGGCAGATGGGCGTCCCTGCGAACCAGGCCACGGACAAAGTGGGCCTGGCCCTGGGTGGTATACCCGGCGGCGATGTGGCTTACGTCCCGCTGGGCATGATTCCGTCCGGCATGAGCGTGGAGCCGGAGACGACGGAAGAAGGCGCGCCGGAGGCCGAGGACGACACACGCAAGATGCTCCTGCTCCCAGCGGCTAAAAAAAAAGAACTGGCGGTTTGACGTTTCGGCAGAAGCAGGCCATGCACGCCAAGGTGGACGCCATAGCGAGGAAGTGGGATCCGAGGTTCTCAAAGGCGGCGGCGAAGGCGTTCTGGCATGACAAGCGCGAGCTGGTGAAGCGGATGCAGGTGAAGGCTGTTGAATGGACCGTCATCGGCAGGAAGTGGGACGAGTATTTTGAGGATTTCGCCGACGAGTCGTGGCGCGAGGAGTTCATGCCGCTGGTTGAGGGCCTGGTGGCGGAGCAGGGCGAGAGCTGGGACGCCATGCTGGGGATGCGGTTTGACGTCCGCAACTGGCTGGCCGAGGCGTGGCTAGAAGATTACATGTTGGTCTTTGCCCAGGACATAAACGATACCACCAAGAAAGATGTGTCGTCCATCTTGCTGGACGCGATGCAGCAGGGATGGGGCATCGGCCAGATGAGTGACGGCTTGGGCCTCTTGTTCAACAAGTACATCAACGACAAGGGGGTGGACTGCTCGCGCGAGGACTTGTCGCAGGAGGAGCGGTGGTTCTGCGACAGGCAGCCGAGGTACAGGCGGGACAGCATATCGAGGACCGAAACGATGCGGGCCAGCAACTCAGGAAGTCAGGCGTTGTTCGGGGCGATGGGGGCGGAGAAACGTGAATGGTGGGCGACTAGCGACGATAGGACACGTGACAGTCATCTCGCCGCATGGCAGGCATATAGCGAGGGGGGCAGCCCTGGCCCGATCCCGATGGGCCAGCCGTTCATAGTGGGTGGTGCGAGGCTGATGCAGCCAGGCGATCCAGCAGGGCCTCCAGGCGAGACGATCCAGTGTAGATGCACCGTTTTACCTTTCATGGACGCTTGGGCTGGCACAGAGGCAGAGGTAGCGGCGGCGCGGGCGGACATGGACGCAGAGGTCGCGAGGCGGGAGGCTGAGGCGGAACGGGAAGGCGGCGGGTGACAGCAATTGATGGGCAGAAAGCAGATGCGTCAGAGCAGCAAGAGATGATAGGGGGAATGCTCGTTCCTCCTGACATAGCACGCAAATTTCTCAAAGAGATGGAGCGCCAAGAAGCAGGCGGCGGCCTGTTGGGCCTGGTTCTTAAATTGTACTTGCCGATGCTGGAAAAACAGGGTGAGGAGGAAGCGGATGACGACTGAAGCTGGACAGGAACAGGACAAGCAAGACTTGCCGCAAAGCATATTCGGCTTTCCCATAGTGTGGACTGACGAAGTTCCGGCGGGAAGAATAGGTCTTATTGAACTCATTGAGTTCACGGATTGGCGATCCTATGTCAGATTCAAACTCAAAGAGGAAGAACCAGAGCCGGAGGGCAGCGAGTGACAGCAGGACACAGATACGATTTTCTTGATTTGGCCTTGAGGGCGTTTGAGACAAGGAGCGATGCTGACTTGATACTTTATCTACAGTCACTTCTCAGCGATATAAGGTTCTTGGCTGGGCATGAGAATTGTTCAGTGATAGGAGTTCTTGAATCCCCCGTAACTGGGGCAGAGCAGGGGAGCGGCGAGTGACAACCGAGGCTGAGCGACAACAAGAATTCCTCGACATCGTTCTGAAGGCAGAAGAGACGGGGGACAAGTCAAAGCTGGCGGCGCATTATTGGCGGGAGCATTTTCCAGACTGGAAATGGTGGCTGTTTGGGCCTGAGAATCCGGTTCCGCTGCCCGACGACGGAAGGGATGAGGCGTGAAAATCTTGGGGTATGATTACAAACTGATTGAGGACGGCGACGACGATATAATCGGCGCTTACGGGAGATTCCATGCCAAGCGACAGATTCTACAAATAGCCGAGGGGTTGACCCGCCAGCAAAGAGAATCTACAGTCCTTCATGAAGTTTTGGAAGCGCTTAACTTTCATGGCAATTTAGGACTCAACAACAAGGTCATAATGCCCCTTGAATCGGGACTGTATCAGGTCTTGACAGACATAGGCATGGACACATCGTTGCTCACGAAAGAACTTGATACAGAAGGTAAGGCGCTGTCACCAGAGACAAAGGCGGAGCTGGATGGGCTCAACTAGGATGAGCTGGAAGCAATCATACAATGATATGGCTCAATGGCTACAGCAACGCGGATACGCCTTTTATCTAATTCTATGGCTTTCAGCATTAGGCATACACTTGGGGAATTGGCGATTCTATGCCATTTTAATCCCAATGATTATCTTGGTAAATTGGAAGTGCAAAGGTGAGTGAGACCGTTGACCTCCGCTGCCGAACCTGTGACGTGCCTTTCGCCACTTTACAAAACGGCGCAATTGTGGTAGAATCAAGACACCATGGTGAACGCCACACCAATGCCATATCCATAGCTGATCTGCTAGCCTCCGTGTGCAGGCCGGGGCAGCTGCAGGAGGTGCTGGGGCTGATTTACGAGTTGAGGGAGAGGTTTGGGGATGATTGAAACAGATCTTGAGATCTTGACAGGCTTAACAGAATCAATGAGCCAGCAAGAGACAGGCAATGGTTATCTCATTCCTTGTAACATGATAGATGAGTTCATTGAGGAAATGAAGCAACAGCCGAAAGACAGACTGTTTTCAGAATTTATGGCTGAAAAAGGCTTTTTACTAGCCACGAGTTGAGGGAGAGGTTTGGAAATGATTTCGGAGAATGAGCTTCTGGAAATGAAAGCTAAACTCTCGGCAGACGTTATAGATGATGCGGAAGAATTCTTGACATGGCTGGTTGTACAAGGTGTTGAGTTGATAGATGAGGTTTTATCGTATCGTCATAGAGGCTTGATGGCTGAGCAACAAGATACAGTAGCAACCTTAAAGTTGAAAAGCCAAGCCTTTGAGGTGAGCCTGGGCATTGCACTGACGGCGCTGACGCATTACAGGCGCAGCGGAACCTGGTCGCACATCGCGGCTGATGCTCTTGAGATCATCAAGAGGTGTTTGCAGGGAACGCAGGTTGACGCAGAAATACCCATCGCCGTATCCGAAATGTTGCAGAGGTTTGATGGAGATGAAAATAACAGATGTGGTAGAAATCAATCCCATGCGGCCAAGAGAGGTTGTATATGAATGTGGAAATTGTGGACTTCTATGTCCTCGTGACGGATTGATAAGATTGAGTCCGAGTTTTGTGACTTCCTCACACCCAGTATATGCGTGTCCGCTTTGTTATGGTTCTGTCATTATATGTGAGTCTTCAGCAGTAGAAAAACAAGCTAAAATCCAACAGATTATTGATAGGCATAAAGGATGATTTCGGAAAAAGAACTTCTAGAAATGAAAAGTAAGCTCTTAGCGGATGTGGTGGCGACTTCATACGAGCGGGATGACAGCCTAGATTATATTAGATTGGGACTGGCGGCCAAGACCGCGTGGTCCGAAATAGACTTTGAAAAAGTAGAAATTTATGAAGTTCCGTTTGACAAAGATCGTTTTGATGTACCTATAGTACATGACTTTCCTGATAAGGCGTTTAACAAACTCTTCAATACTGTTGGGCCTACATCTTACTGGCCAGAAGAAGTTAACATGCGACGTTGGCGCATCGGAGAGACAGAATTCACGATGGGATGCACTTCTAGTTTTGACAAGTTATTGATAGGCATAAAAGAAGTAGAGGGGCGACAGTGATAGTGAAACTCAAGCGCAGACCATTATGGAAACGGATACTGCTATTTCCCCGTTCGTGGTGGCAGCATTGCAAAATTCTGAGGCAACATTATAGCCCATATCACAGTGGGTTTTGGGCGAGCGTGTTGGCCCGACTGACATTAAGAAAATGAGAGTGAAGTAAGTTAAAAACCCAACAGCAGAGCGACCAGAGCGCCCGACCTGAGTGTCAGAACCTGCGTCAGTACCGGCAGGACAGAACGCCCCAGGATTCGGGCGTTTTTTGTTTTGTGGGGTGAATCTATGGACGGCGGCCATACGACGGCAGACATGGAAAAATATCGTTATCATTATGTGTTCACGCACCGAAAAGTTGAACATTTGTGTTCTCATTGCGGATTTGAGGCGCTCTTGTTTGAGAGCTTCATGGCAGAATACGAATGTCCCGTATGCCGCATAGGAACGTTGAGCAGGGTGCCGAACATTACTTTTGGGCCAAACGTGACTTGGGGGCCAAGCGAGGTAAAATAAAATGGAACACAAAATATTCCCAACGGCAAGCACGAAAGTCATTGACGAAGTTAAAGGAATCGTGGAGCACGTCATCACCGTCTTCGGCGTGCTGGATCTCGTAGAGGACATATCGCACCCCGGCAGCTGGACTAAAACCCTGGCGGAGCGCGGCGACAAGCTCCTGGTGCTGGACATGCACAACACCGATTCCATCAACCGCGCCATAGGCACGCCCATCTCGGTGAGGGAGGTCGGGCGCAACGAGCTTCCCCAAGAAATACTCGCCAAATATCCGGAAGCCACCGGCGGCGTCGTGGCACAGACGCAGATGCTCATGGATACGCCGGAAGGCAAGGGGGCCTTCATTCGGCTGCGCGACAAGGCTGTGCGGGAATGGTCGTATGGCTACGATGCGCTTGACGTTGACCGTTCTGTAGTCAAGAATAAGGACGGCGACGACGTCAGCGTCCGAAACCTGCGAACCGTCAAGGTATACGAATACGGCCCGGTGCTGTTTGGCGCAGTTCCGGGAACGATGGTGACAGGCGTGAAAGAAAAGCCGGACGATGAAGAGCAAGAGCCGACCGAGACCAAGCCCGCTCCAGAAGTGACGGAGAACACGATCCGGATACGGGTGCGCGCTCCGGGCGACTTCCAGGAAGACTCGTTCAGGACGATCACCATCGGGGACGAAGATGACGGGATTCAGGCAGTGATAGGGCGGTTGGAGGACGAGACCACAACCACGACCCAATCCTTCATATTTGATAAGGAAAAATTCACGACTGCTGAAGCCCAGGCATGGGTGGACGAGCACGAGAAGCAAGCCGTTCCGGTTGAGGCAGAGAAAGCAGAGCCAGAAGCAGTGCCCGATAAAGAAACAGGGACGGATGAGGAGGAAAAAGGTGCGACAGGGACAGCGAAGGCGGTCGACCTGACGCAATACGTGGCGGATGTGCGGACAGCATTTGAGGGTCAATACAACCCTCCGAATGATATGTGGCGATATTGGGTCATGGCGGTTTATGATGAATACGTAATCGTGCAAAACAACAACGCTACTGACGGCGTTGAATTTTACCAAGTAGGATATGTCAAGACGGAGGACGACATAACCTTCACGCCGCAGGGCGAGTGGATAGGCGGCGAGTACGTCTTTGTGCCGCACGATGTCAGTCCCGAATCAGAACTGGCGCGGGACGCAGAAGGGGACGAAACGAAAGCTGGCCGCGTACTAGCAGGCCGCAACGAGACGCGGATAGTATCGGCGCTGCTGACGCTGATTGACGTGCTGGATGACGCGGGGATAGAGCTACCGGGATTCGAGAAGAACCCGGTAATTGTAGTACCAGAAGAGGAAACGAGTGCACCTGTCAAACAGGCCGCGAATGACGATAAAGAGGCCGGGCCGATTGTTGACGACGAATCACCCACCTTGCGTGAGTTGGTGCTGAAATTGGAGATCGAAAACCTGGCCGACTGGCTCAAAGAGCAGGCTGAGTCATTGGCCAAACTCAACAAGGAGGTAACGAAATGAACTACAAGGACAAACTGGGAGAGGCAACAGTCCTCTTGGAAGAGATCAAGGCGTTCGGCGAGGAGCCGTCCGCCGAAGACATGGCCAAAGTGCCGGAGATGATGGAGAACTATCGAGGGCTCAAATCTCAGGCTATGCAGTACAGGGACATCCAGAACGCGGCCGACGAGCTCAAGAGCATCGCTGGCCTGATGCAGGCCGAAGACCCGAAACCGAACGGTAGTCAGTTCAAGTCCTGGGGCGACTTCCTGTACGCGACCTGGCAACATGCGGCGCAGAAAGTGCTTGACCCCCGGCTGAAAGGGTTTAAGGACGATGCGCCGTCCAGCGAGACCAAGCAGATGGCCGAGGCCGTCGGCGCGACCGGCGGGTTCCTCGTGCCGGTTGAATTCCTGGCCGAGCTTCAGTCGGTCATGGCCGAGACCGCCATCGTTCGCGGGCGGGCGACCGTCATCCCGATGCGGCGCAGGCAGCTGAACATCCCGGTACTGGACCAGACCGGGACGGCGGCAGGGCAGCCTCACTGGTTTGGTGGTATGCAATTTTACTGGCTGGCGGAGGCCACCAGTAAAACCATCACCACGCCCAACTTCAGGCAGAAGACACTTGTGGCGCACAAGCTGATCGGTTACACCAGGGCGAGCGACGAGCTGCTGGACGATTCGGCGATCTCGTTGCAGGCGTTCCTGGCCGGGCCGATGGGCTTCGCTGGCGGAGCGGTCTGGATGGAAGATTTCGCTTTCTTGCAGGGAACCGGCGTAGGCCAACCGACGGGCGTCATCAACGCGCCTGCGACCATCGTCGTGCCGCGACAGACGGCAGGCACCATCACGTTCGTAGACGTGGTGAACATGCTAGCGAACTTCCTGCCTGGCGGCCAGGGGATGTGGGTCATCAGCCAGAGCGCGATGGCGGCCATCTTGCAGCAGTCGGGGCCGGCGGGGAATCCGAGCTACGTGTGGATCCCCAACGCCCGCGACGGCGTTCCGGGCAACTTGTTCGGCATGCCCGTCGTGTGGACTGAGAAGCTGATGACCATGGGCACACAGGGTGACATCCTGCTGGCCGACTGGCGCTATTACCTCATCGGCGACCGGCAGGCTACCACCGTTGAGAGCACGAAGTTCGACAGGTGGCAGTTTGACCAGACGTCGTGGAGGATGGTGCATAGGGTGGACGGCCAGCCGTGGCTGTCGCAACCGTTGACTTTGCAAGACTCTACGACCCAAATTTCACCTTTTGTCATTTTGGGCGACGTTGCAACATAACATAGCCTGTAAAGCAATGGGCTAAACAGACAACACGGGCAGGGGGCTGAATCAGTCTCCTGCCCATCAACAGGAGGTAATAAAATGCCGAGTTACACGGAACGATTCACGGAAGTTCACGAACCGCTGGCCACGCTCGCGCCCATCACGGCGAACGGAACGGTAGGCGAGCACAACACTGGCTGGGTGGACATGGAGAACTATTACCGGATGATCATCCTGCTGAACATCGGCACCCCGGCGCAAGGCGCGACCATCAACATCGATATTGAGGAAGCGACCAGCAATGCCGGAGCGGGAATCCAGAACATCGCAGGCAAGAGCATCACCGAGGTAGTGGCAGCAGACACCGAGGGCATCATAGCCATCGAACTGCGTGCCGAGGAGCTCGCGATGGGCTATAGCTTTGTCAACGTCGAAGTGAGAGTCGCGGTTGACACCTACACCTACGGCCTGTGGGTGTTCGGCATGATACCGCACTACGCGCCCGTCCCGGTGACGGCGTGGCAGGAGATCGTAGTCTAAACATCTCATGGCCTGGGTCGGCTCCGACAGCGACCCAGGCTGGCGAGGCGATGCCAGTGCAGGTAGAATTGCTGAAACGCAAGTACATCTCCGTGCGGGGAAAAGTGCTAGAATTCCCGGCTGGATCGACGGTTGACATCGGCCGGCAGATGGCACTAGAATGGATCGCTGCTGGGGACGCAGTCAACCAGGAACCGGAACGCGAGGCGGCTCCGAAAGCCCCGAAGCCCAAAAGGCAGAAGGAGCAGGCAGTGCCCGCCGCAAGCGGGCAGGGCGCGGCGCGAGTCCGGCTGCTGACCATAAAGCACATCTCGGTCGCAGGAAAGCTCCGGCCTTTCTACCCCGGCGACTGGGTCAGAGTGGGACGGCAGACGGCGCGGGCGTGGATCGCCGCTGGGGAAGCTGATTATCCCGGTCTGGACAAGGTTGAGGCCATCATGGGGAAATGCAAGGATTGCGGCGTCCTGGTACGGGGAGACAAGAAGGCGGCGACGCACATCCTGCACAAATACAAACAAATAAAAATCACTGGAGGGAGACTGCCGTCGCTCCCGTTTGGGCGCACGCTTCTCTGGAATCCAGAACTGAAACTGACAGCGGCCCAGGCGGCAGTCGGCTTCTCGCGGGTGGAATCCACCGGGGCAGGCTATGATGCCTGGGAAGTGGCGGCCATGCTGCTGAGTGACCGGGCGCTGGCGGCGCATTACGGGCCGAAGGAGGAGAAACAGAAGACGGAGGCCGTGGTCGGCGACCTGCGGATACCAGTCTACGACACGCGGGCGGTGTGGATGCGCAAGACAGACACGACTCGGCGGCTTATAAAAGCGTGGGCGGCCGAGATAGAGGCGGGGGCCAATGAGGCGCACGCCTTTCTGCGTGCGCTGTATTCCCATCCGGTGCTGGTGTGCACGCTGCCAGCCGGGTGGGTGGGAATCAGGTGAAAGGGGAAGACGATGTGGTTTAAATTTAGAGATTGGCTCGTAGGGTTACTCTGGTGTTGTTCCACTGCTTACGTCAAGCTATCAGAAGTTATTTGGCATAAAGATGAACGTGGTTGGTACTGGACAGCCCCGGTTCGTAGGGGTAAAAAGAAATGCCATACAACCGGCAATTATTATTGTCTGGAAGAAAGATTGGCAGAACCAGATAGCACTATGGTAAGAATAGGATTTGGGAAAGTAGTATATTAATTAGGAGAGGACGATGGGCCTAGCTAGCGTAGAAATATCGGGCGTGCTTTGGCAGGACATAATGACGATCGGCTGGGAGGCCGGCAGCGATAGGATCGTCAAATGCACGGAAGGGCTGCCTGAAGATGCCGTATGCAAGAGCGTGTTTTACAGGCAATGGCCAGCAATAAGCGGCTTGACTCCTGCTCCCACTCCCAGTTTGGTTTTTGTATTTGAGCATGAGGACTTTGACGACGTGGAGCCAGGCGCGCCGATTCCAATGGTGAGCATCGTTCATCAGAGATACAGAGGGTGAACGGACGGGGTTTCTGCTACATTGCCTACGGCCCCAATGCCCGGCGCGAGCAGGCGCAATCGGTATGGATGCTGCGCCAGCGGCACAGCGAGCCGGTGATAGTCATCGGCGACAGGGGCGTGCCGTGCGGCGCGAACGGGGGGCTGGCGGGCAGGTGGGCCAAGACTAACCTAGACTTGCTGAGCCCGTACCGGCTGACGTGCTACCTGGACGCCGACACCAGGCCATACGGAAACCTGTCGGTCGGGTTCAAGATGCTGGAGGCAGGCTGGGAACTGGTCATCGTGCCATGCGCGAAGCAGGGAGCGGACGGGCTGTGGCACTTGACGGAAGAGGAACGGGCTGTGACGCTGGCGGAGACGGGGCAGCCGCTCATGGTCAACAGCGGGGTGATGTGGTTCCGCAAGTGCGGGCGCATCTCCAGACTCTTCAGAACTTGGCGCGAGGAGTGGCTGCGGTTCAGGGACAGGGATCAGGGCGCGCTGCTGCGGGCGCTGGAGCAGAGGCCGGTCAAGATGTGGCTATTGGGCCATCCGTTCAACGGGGGGTCTGTAGTGGCGCATCACTTCGGGCAGGCGGCGGAATGAACCCCATCACCATCGTCATCCCGACGCTGGACATGGCACGCGGCGAGAGCACGGGAAAGATGGCATTGGCGACGGCGCGGTGCGAGGCGAAACTGATAATCTCGCATGACCTGAAGCGGACGGGATTCACCAAGACCTGCAACCGGGGCATGAGGCGGGCGGATGCAGGAAGCGACATCTGCCTGCTCAACGACGATGTGCTCACATTCCATCACGGCTGGCTGGCGACGCTGCAGCGGGCGCTCTACCACAAGAAGGATTTTGGCATCGTCGGGCCGAGCGGCGGCAGCAGCACCAACCCGATGCGTGGGGGTTGGCTGGGCATGGAGGGACTGCAAGTGGTGCGCCACATGCCTTTCTGGTGCGCGCTGATAAAACGGGCACTCATTAACAAAATAGGACTGCTAGACGAAGCGTTCATCCATTATGCCTCGGATTCTTTCTATAATGACTGTGCAAGAAAAGCCGGGTTCAAGGTGATATGGTGCAAGGACGTTTACTTGAAACATCAAAGGCACGGTTCCAAATTGCAGAGCAAGTGGAAGAAACGTGACCAGGCGCTGTACCGGAAGCGGCGGCGCAGGTGAACATCGTCGTCTACACTGCCCTGTTCGGTGACATAGACCCGCTATGGTCTCCGCTGCCCGTCGCCATGCGGGGGGCCAGGTGGGTGGCCTTCACTGACAGGGAACGCAGGTCGCAGGGGCTGTGGACGCACGAGATGGCGGCGAAATGGCCGAACGTGATCCTGGACACGCATCGGGCTCACAGCAACCTCGGCTGGGAAGTGAGGCCGGTAGAGAAGGTGCGCAGCAACCGGGGCATGGCCCGATACCACAAGATCATGAGCCACCTGCACTTTCCCGACGCCGATGCGACGATATGGATAGACGGCAATGTGAGGCTGCGAATCCTGCCGAAGCAAGCGATCAGGAATTGGCTGGGGAAGCGGGAAATGGCGACGTTCAACCATAATGACAGATGCTGCCTGTACGACGAAGCGGCATTCTGCGTCAAAAAGGGGAAGGGTTCGAAGATCGAGTTGCAGCGTCAGGTCAGGGCTTACCGAAACGAGGGGATGCCGACCAAGTGGGGGCTGGCCGAGACGAAATGCCTCATCCGCCGGAACACGGCGCGGATAGCCCAGTTCAACGAAGCGTGGTGGAGCGAACTGCAAAAATTCAGCATACGGGATCAGGTGAGCTTTCCATACGTGTGCTGGAAGCTGGGCCTGCGGTGGGGGACGATTCCCGGCAGGGCAGGCGAGCCGACTTTTCCGGGGACGTTGAATCTCGCGTTTTGGCACACGAAGCACCAAAAACCTTAAAGAAAGGGAACCGAAATGGCATTGCCAGACTACATAATCATCGGCGCTCAGCGGTGCGGGACGACCTCGATGATGCGTTACGTCGGGGTGCATCCGAGGGTCAGTTTCGTGGCCCGGAAAGAAATTCACTTTTTCAGCCAGCGCTACGGTAAGGGGAAGCACTGGTACGGGCAGCAGCTGGGCAAGCGCAAGACGGGACTGCTGTGCGGCGAGAAGTCGGCGGACTACATGGTCGATCCGAGGGTGCCGGAGCGGATAGCCCAGATGATTCCGAGGGCGAAGCTGATCTGCCTGCTGCGCAACCCGGTTGACCGGGCGCTGTCGGGCTTCTACCTGGGCATCCATCTGGGGCGCGAGAAAGGGAAGTTCCACGAGGCGATCAAACGGAAGCCGAGACAGAGGTTCGTGGACTGGTGGGGGGCGGACGTGAACCAGTTTCTCCTGCGGGGACAGTACGCCGAGCAGCTGGAGCGCTGGTTCCGGCACTTTCCGCGAGAGCAGGTGCTGGTCATCAGGTACGAGGATATGGCGGAGAATACTCAGAGGGAGTACGGCAAGGTGCTAGAGTATCTGGGCCTGCCCGCGTTTGAGCCGAAATTCATACAGCACGCGCAGCTGACGAAGAAGGGAATGCACTGGGCGACGCGGCGATGGCTGGCGGAATATTTCAAGCCGCACAACGAGCGGCTCTATGAGCTGCTGGGCCGGGACATGAGATGGAACGAATGAGTGTCTGCATCGTTGTGCTGGGCGGTCACCGGTGTGGCACGAGCGCGGTGGCAGGGGTGCTGTATCATCTGAGTGTGTTCATGGGCTATCGGCTCTTGGGGGCGGGGAGGTACAACGTGAGAGGGCACTGGGAAGACCGCACCTTTCTGGAGCATCACAAGAAGATCGTCGGAGGCGTCTTGAGATGGAAGAAGCCGAGAGTGAATTTCGAACCCTGCCGGCAGGCATACGGTCAGCTGGTGCGGCGGCGCGAGGCGGAGCACAAACTATGGGGATTCAAGGATCCGCGCACCATTTTCGTGTTTCCTCATTTTCTGGAGGTCGCGAAGTGCGAAGTGCGGGTGATCAACATCTGGCGCGATCTAGAGGCATCGGCGCACAGCATGTGGAAGCGGCGCGGCAAGAAAGCGACTTCACACGTCAATGTGGACTTGGATGAAGCGCGCGAGATCGCGAAGCGATACCGGAGGAAACACATGCAGGTGTTGAAAGCATGGGAAGGAGAACGCCTTGATCTCAGGTACGGACGGTTATGCCGGATACCGGGGCGAGAGGTGAACCGAGTAGCCGCGTTCGTGGGCGTGCCGCCGAAGGGTAAGGCGGTCAGGTTCATAGATCCGAAGCTGAGGCACTTTTAATGAAATGACATCTCAAATATTTGTCCTATGTGCTTCGGCACAAGTGGTATGTGTTTCTCGCTGCTTGTAAGTTCGACATCCCGTGGTTGGGCCTGATTCACGACTGGAGCAAGTTCAGACCCTGTGAGTGGTTTCCCTACGCTCGGCATTTCCACAATCCAGATGGCACGAGCAGAGAGATTCGTGATGAGACTGGTTACTACAAACCTACTGACACTGGTGACGTCGCGTTTGATTTCGCTTGGCTGCTGCATCAGAAATGCGGCCGACATCATTGGCAATGGTGGATTTTGCCAGAGGATAATGGCGGTGTGAAAGTGCTTCCTATGCCTGACTGTTACCGTCGCGAGATGCTTGCCGACTGGTATGGTGCTGGCAGAGCGCAGGGAAAAACAGATACTCAAGCGTGGTACGAAAAGAACAAAGACAAGATGCAGCTACACCCTGAAACGCGCCGGTGGCTAGAGGAGCAGATTGGATGATAAAACTCTTCAGCCCAGGAATCGGCTACTACGCTCGCCAGATCATGAGCGGTGTCCCGTTCGCCCTCGCGCGGTACGGGGAAGGAGAATGGAAGCCGCTCGTGCCAGCGATCCCGTTGCGAAAGAAGTCGCAATACTGGAACAGGCCCGAAGAGCGGGCGAAATTGCAGAAGACGCTGATTGAGTGTTACCGGGACGAAAACTACAAGGTAGCGATGTGGCATCAGAGACACATCGCCAAGGAAATGAACTGCCAGGCTGAGTTGGAGGCATGGATCAGAGAGAACGTACCGCTATGGGTGAGATGGTACAATGGGCGAATATGGCGGACGACGGTGGAACGGGATCAATTATACCCGCTGATACACGCGATGCAAGAACAAAAGCTACCGATCCTGCTAGTGGGGCCGAGGCGGATCGCACCGATAAAAAAGGTTGGATTCCCTGTGGCACGACACATAATAACCAACACATCGCAAACGTGGTGGGAACGAGATGAGATCGAGAAGAAGATACTGGAGTTCGGGAAGCCAGCGTTGATCTCGTTCAGTGCCGGCTGTGCGACGAAGGTGCTGATCCATAACCTGTGGCCGGTCATCGGACAGCATAGTTACCTCATTGATTTCGGGGCCATGTGGGATGGCATGTGCGGGCTAATATCACGGGGGTTCCACAGGAAGCTGACCCCAGCACGGATACGGAAGAACCTAGAAGGCCGATGATCAAACTGTTCGCACCAGGGATTAAATATTACGTGCAACGAATCAAGCAGGGGCCTTTCGCGTTCAGTCGCTATCACGACGGCGAATGGAAGGCGATAGTGCCGGGAATGGCACCGCTGCTTTTTCCGCCCCAGCGGATAGTGTGGAGCAAGGAAAAAGAATGCGCCATATTGCGCAATGCGGTTCTCAATTGTCACCGGCATCCGAATTACCTAATGGCCATGTTTACCGAAATCGCGCTGCCCCAATTCCGTCCCGTTCGGAAATGGATCGCAGCGAACGCCCCACCGTGGATAAAATGGCACAACGACAAAGTATTTGAGAACGCGGCGCTGGCGGGGAGACTATTCCCGCTGATGAGAGCCGTCAAGCGGCAGCCGCTGCCGATGATGGTGGTGGGGCCGAAATCCCTGGCCGGGCTGCCTCTCAACATCGTCCGCCATGTGATTACGCCGGGGGCCAAATCCTGGCCTCGGCTGTGGTACGAACGTGGCAGGATCAAGAGGGAAATACTGGCTTTCGGCAAGCCTGCCTTCATCTCGTTCAGCGCGGGCATGGCAGTAAATGTGATGATTCACGAACTCTGGCCGGTCATCGGACGCCACAGCTACCTGATCGACTTCGGCTCCCTGTGGGCAGGACTCATGGGGCGCAAAAACAGGGGATGGCATCGCAGGCTCCACAGGGACAGAGCAAGAAAGAGTCTTTACGGAAAATGAGCTATTCACATCACGGATATGCAGAATCTTTGGCCGAATTCGGAACGCCTCGGCATCTGGTTCATAGCGGGGGATGGGTGCTAGAACGAGAAATCCCAGACACGCCGCACACGGACGCGATGGGCGTTTATCCCCTGTTCTGCTGCCGAAACTGGAACGGCTTGGCAAAGGACATAGAGGAACTTGGCGACCTGGTGAGCCTGGTACTGGTCGCCGACCCGCTGGGCAACTATGAGCGCGGCGATCTAGACACCTGCTTTGATTTTGTGAGGCCGTTCAAGGAACATTTCGTGATAGACCTGCAAAACGTACAGATATGCAAGCACCATCGGCGCAATATCCAGAAGGCGAAGAGAGAAGTATACGTTGAATTATGCTCTGGGCCGCTTGAATGGTTGGATGATTGGGTACGGCTGTACGGAGAGCTGGTAGAACGACATAATATCCAGGGCATCGCTCGGTTCTCGCGCACGTCTTTCAGAAAGCAATTACAGGTTCCAGAGTTGGATATATTCGGGGCGATACACGAGGATGAGGTGGTCGGGATGTCGCTGTGGTACGTGCAAGGCGGCATAGGTTATTATCACCTAGGGGCATCAAGCGGAAAGGGCTACGAGTTGGGGGCGTCATTCTCGCTGTTTCAGGCAGCCATTGAGCTTTATGAGGATAGTTTATGGTGGCTGAACCTGGGGGCTGGAGCAGGCATAAAAGGCGAAGAGGACGGATTGACGCGATTCAAGCGGGGATGGACGACCGAGACGCGGTCAGCATATCTGTGCGGCAAAGTCTTGAACCACGAAATTTATCAGGAACTTGCAAGCAGTACAGACGGCGGGTTTTTCCCGGCCTACAGAAAGCGGGACGGATGAGGAAGCTGCTGGCGGACTTGCTCGGATTGGAAGAGGCAGAAGATTCACTGACCATGCGGGACGTGGACATCTGGGACTCGTTGAAACACATGGAATTGATAGTCTCAATTGAGAAGAAGGCGGGGATCGAACTGACGTTTGAGGAAATCGTGACCATGCAGAGCGTTGGCGAGATAAGAAGAGTCTTGGAAGCGAGGGGAATAGAGTGGAGCTGAAGGGCAAGCGGGCAATCGTCACCGGTGGGGCGCGGGGCATTGGGAAGCAAGTCGCGTTTCGCCTGGTGTCAGAAGGAGCGACAGTAGCGATTCTGGATAAACACATAGCAGGATCGAGCGGAGATTTTCACTTCATGGCATGTGACGTTTCGGTGGCCCAAGAAGTGCGGGAGGCGATATCTAGGATCGACGAGGCATTAGGTGGGATCGAGATTCTGGTAAACAATGCTGGAGTCATGTGTAGTGAGCCATTGGTGAGTGTGAAGGATGTGAGTTGGGTAGACCGGGTTGATAGATGGAATCAGGTAATAGAGATCAACCTGAGTTCAGTTTTCTACGTCACTGCTCAGGTCGTGGGTAGAATGGTACGTCATCGGACGAAGGGCATAATAGTAAATATCAGTTCAGTATGTGCAGCGGGGAACGCAGGGCAGTCGGCATATTCGGCATCAAAGGCAGGAGTGAATGCCTTGACAGCAACATGGGCGAAAGAACTAGCGCCGTGGGGCATCCGGGTAGTGGGAGTGGCACCGGGCTACACCGACACAGCAGGAATGCGACGAGCAATGAACGATGCATTCTTGAGCGGTATCGTACGCAAAGTACCGTTGAAGCGGTTGGGTACGGCAGATGAGATAGCAGACGGGGTTTTGTGGGCCATCAAGAACGATTTTTTCAATGGGAAGACATTAGAACTGGACGGGGGGCTGGTGTTGTGAGCTACGCGTATAATCTCGGTCAGGCATTTGAAAAAGTCGTTCGGCAGATACCGGGCAACACAGCTCTATGGTTTACTCCCACAGACCAGATTTGGTATCACAGTCTGAACGAGAGAGCCAGCCAAATAGCTCGATTCCTGTTAGCCGAGGGCATCAAGAAGGGTGACGTAGTGGCTATCAGAGGCGAGAAAGAACCTAACGTCTACGCCAGCCTGCTCGCCTGTCTCAAGATAGGAGCTATCTACGTCGTCTACGACCCAGACAGCCCACAGCCCAGATTGGACAAGATTTTTCAGACCTGTCGTCCCAAGAAGTTCCTTCCCGTTGCAAGATGTCTGGATCATGGCCGGGAGAACCTGACCGACCAGAATGTGACTGGAGCTGACCCAGCGTATATCATGTACACATCGGGCAGTACTGGGATGCCCAAGGGCGCAGTCATGACCCACGCCAACCTGCTGAACTTCGTAGCCTGGAGCGGGGAGGCCTATGGTATAAGTCAGAGAGCAGTCTTGACTGGTCTCAACCCTCTGTACTTCGACAATTCCGTCTTTGATACTTACGCGTCGCTGTTCCACGGAGCGACCCTGGTTCCCGTGTCCAAGAAGTGTGTCACCGATCCTAAGTGGCTATGCAAGGTGATCGACCAGGCTGGATGTACTATTTGGTTTTCGGTTCCTTCACTGCTGATCTACTTGGATGCTATGAAGGCTCTGGATGGGCAGAATTTTGGAGATATAGAGCAATTCATCTTCGGCGGGGAAGGGTATCCGAAGGCCAAACTTAAAAAGTTGTATGATGCCTATCCAGACGCTCGTTTATTCAATGTGTATGGGCCAACAGAATGTACCTGCATCTGCTCATCCTACGAGATAGGACCGGAAGACTTTGAGGATCTGCAGGGCTTTCCGCCTTTAGGGGAATTGATAGACAATTTTGACTACCTAGTCTTAGACGAGGAGCTTTGTCTGTTGGGGCCTCAGGTCGGGCTAGGCTACTACGGTGATTTGAAACGAACGGCTCAGAACTTCGTCCAAAATCCATTCAATTCAGAGTATAAGGAAACAGTGTACAAGACTGGTGACTTGGTTCGTTTTGAGAAAGGTGCATTGTACTTTGTGGGCAGGGCAGATCAGCAGATAAAACACATGGGCCACCGGATCGAGTTAGGAGAGATCGAAGCAGCACTTTGCTATCTGGATTACGTATCGGAAGCGGCAGTATTGTATGGAGAGAATCGGATCGTAGCGGTAGTGAGTGCTAGGGAGGATGGAAACGTTCGGGAAGATTTGAGGGAGGTACTGCCTGGCTACATGATTCCGTCACATTTTCACCTGGTCAAAGGGCCGTTGCTCAAGAACGCGAACGGAAAGATAGATCGGGTACGGTTGCGAGAGACATATCTATGAAGAACTTAATCATCTTCGGCACAGGCAAATACGCCGAGGTAGTTGCTCACTACCTCTTGGCCCAGGGTCTGTACCGGATAGCAGCGTTCACAGTTGACGCGAATTACATCTTGAAAGACTATCTCCTGAGGCGACCGGTGTTGCCGTTTGAAGGAATTGAGGAGAAGTTTCCACCCGCCGAATATACGATGTTCGTAGCATTGGGCTACCAGAACCTGAACGAGCTAAGAGCGGCAAAGTACCGGACAGCAAAGGCGAAGAGGTACAAATTGATCAGCTACGTGGATCCGAGGGCTGCGGTTGGTGGGTCAGTGGGTGACAATTGCCTGATCTTGGAACACAACAGCGTTCAGCCAACGGCGCGAATAGGAAGTAACGTATCACTATGGGGTGGAAACCACATCGGACATCATTCTGAGGTAGGCGATCACTGTTTCCTGGCAGGACAGGTGACAGTAGGGGGGAATACAAAAATTGGGCAACGTTGTTTCATAGGAATGAACGCCACCATCGGACATGGAATTACGGTTGGCAGAGAGAGCTTCATCGGTGCGGGGGCGTTGATCACGAGAGACACGGAACCGGGTAGTGTCTTCATTGCACCGAGTACGCCTAAATACCGGCTGGACGCCCGGTCGTTTTTGAAGCTGCGGGGGGAACTGTGAGAAAAGAGAGCATTTACGTTTGTCCAGGCACACAGTCAAAGCTTCAACTAAGGATTTTTGAAGCGATAGAAGACGAGGTGATTTCCGGAGTTTTGATCTCGGAAGAAGGGATCGGGTATCCGATAAATGATGGGGTTCCGAATCTTTCGTATGAATTGGCAGAACAAGACATGCAGGCGCGGACGTTTTACGACGGACGGGTCGAGGCTTATGACCGGTATTTGCATCTGACGTTCAAGACGCATGAAGTAAGCGAGCAAGGAAGTCGAAATAGATTTGTGGATGCACTTGAATTGCAGCCGTTGGATCGTGTATTGGAAATAGCCGCAGGGACGGGCAGGGATTCCGAGATCATCGCGCGGCGGTTAGACAGGGGCGAGTTGTGGGTACAGGATATATCGGCCGAGATGCTGGACAGGTGTCGGGCACGACTGGCAGAGACAGCAACGGAATTCTGCGTCTCAAACGGCTGCTACCTGCCATATCCAAACGGGTATTTTGACGCCGTCTACAGCTTCGGAGGGTTAGGGGAATTCTCTGATATCAAGCGAGGTCTGGCAGAGATGGTACGGGTAAGCAAGATTGGGGCTAAGGTCGTAGTGGGCGACGAGAGCATACCGCCCTGGCTACGTAATACTGAGTTCGCCAAGATTTTAGTCACGACGAACAAGCAGTTTTTGGCAAGAGTGCCACTAGAAGAGATGCCCATTGAGGCAAGAGATGTCCGGCTGCGATGGGTGATCGGGGGCGTGTTCTACCTGATAGATTTCAGGGTAGGAGTGGGAGAACCGACTGCCGACTTTGACTTTGAGATACCAGGAACGAGAGGGGGAACGTACAGAACGAGATACGAAGGGCAGCTAGAGGGCGTGAAGCCAGAGACAAAGCGGCTGGCCGAGCGCGCAGCTGCTAAGGGAGGCATCAGTCGGCACGAGTGGCTGGACGCAGTTGTCCGTGAAGCGGCGCTGAAGGATTTGGGCGTATGAAATGGCAGAAGCGGGGCTTGATATTTTCGCCGCCGGGCGGATGGATGCAGAGCCATGCACAGGTTCCGACGCCGCTAGTGTGTGACGACTTTGTCCGAGTTTACTTCTCGTCACGGCCCAAGCCTGGTCTCAGCCTGACCACCTTCGTAGATCTCAATGCAGACGATCCCGCCGAAATTCTCTATATCAACCCAGCTCCCATCTTGGAATTGGGAAAGCCGGGTACATTCGATGAGCATGGGATCATGCCAAGTTGTGCAGTGAGGACGCCGAGTGCGATTTTGTTATATTACAGTGGTTGGTCGAGGGCTGTTTCGGTACCATACATCAACTCAACAGGATTAGCCATCAGCGAAGACGGCGGCAGAACATTCAGGAAGATGGGTGAGGGGCCTATCTTGGGCCAGAATTTGCACGACCCGTATTCGGCGACGAGCCCGATGGTATTGAGGGAAAGGGCGGTCTGGCATATGTGGTACGGATCTGGGAGTGGCTGGATCGAGATTGACGGTAAATACGAGCATACTTATGGCATCAGGCACGCACGGTCGAGCGATGGCATTACGTGGAATCCAGATAGTCAAATGACTATTGAGCCGAGGTCAAAATACGAGGCGATAACGCGCCCATACGTCATCAGAGGAGCAGACGGTTATCAGATGTGGTTCTGTTATCGTGACAGCCGGAATTTTCGTGATGGGATAGGTTCTTACCGGATCGGATATGCCTGGTCTACAGACCTAGAAAACTGGGAAAGGGCAGACGAAAAGGCAGGAATCAGCAAATCGGTCGCAGGATGGGATTCAAAGATGGTGGCATATCCAGCGGTCGTGAAGGTTGACGGGAAGATGCTGCTGTTTTACAACGGCAACGATTTCGGCGCTGGCGGATTTGGATATGCGGAGGTGGAGGATGTTCGTGACGAGAGCACACCGAAATGACCCGGTGAGAAGAAGGCACGATAGTCTGGACGCTGAACATTGGGACAAGTTACAGAGGATCATTGGCGGATTGAATTTGGCAGAAATAATGCAGAGTTTCCCAGCCTTCATCAGACGGCGGGACTTGCCTCGACTATTGGCTCATTACGAAATGTTCAGAGAGATAGTAGATCTGCCAGGCTCAATAGTTGAGTTAGGGGTATACAGGGGGAGCGGTTTTTTCACATGGGCCAATTTCTTGGAGACGTTTTGTCCGGGCGACCGAATCAGAAAGGTGTTCGGGTTTGACGACTTCCAGGGTTACTCCAAGTTTGCGGATCAGGACGACGGAGTACAGGAATATGTCAACAAGTTGAAACATCATCTCATATCAGATCGCTGCGCGATCAAGGAGCTAGTGAAGCTGCATAATGATGACAACATCTTGAGGGGGGCGGAGCGGTGCAGGATCATTGAGGGTGACATTTGCGAAACAGTTCCAAAATTCGCGGTCGGCGCAAAAGGGCTAAGATTGTGCCTGTTATATATTGACACGAACCTGTACGAATCTACGAAGATAGGACTAGAGTATTTTTATCCATTGGTAGTACCGGGGGGGATAGTGGCATTTAACGGGTATGGGCAACAGCCATGGGAAGGTGAGGCCAGGGCCATTGAGGAATTTTTCGGAGAGAGGCAACCAGTTATGCGTAAATTCGCTTTCTCCACGATCCCGAGTGCATATTTCAGGAAATTGCCATGAAGCTCATGAGTCGGCCAAACATACCGAACAGAGAACGACTGTTTGGGAGGATCGAGCAGGCGCTGGACGATCGGCGGCTGTCAAACGACGGGCCGTTCGTGCAGGAACTGGAACAGCAGATAGCCAAGCTGCACCAGGTGAGACATTGCGTGGCTGTGAGCAGCGGAACGGTGGGATTGGAGATAGCGGTTCGGGCATTGGGGCTGGAGGGCGAAGTCATCTTGCCATCGTTCACATTCATAGCGACGGCGCATGTGCTACAGTGGCTGGGAATCAGGCCGGTCTTCTGCGACGTGGCAGGGCACAACATAGATCCGAACAGGATCGAGGAACTGATAACGCCGCGCACGACGGGCATCATGGGGGTGCATGTGTGGGGGCGGCCTTGCCAGACAGAGCGGCTGGAACGGATAGCTAGGGAACACGATCTGCAGCTGTTGTTTGACGCGGCGCACGCTTTCGGCTGCTCGCATCGGGGGCGAATGATAGGGAGATTTGGTGACGCCGAAGTGTTCAGCTTCCACGCGACAAAAGTCTTTCATACATTAGAAGGCGGGGCGATCCTGACCGACGACGACGAGGTGGCAGAGAAGGCGCAACTGCTGCGGAACTTCGGGTTCCTAGATTACGACGATGTGGTGTGCCTGGGAATCAACGGGAAGATGAATGAGATCTCGGCGGCGGCGGGCCTGACGATGCTGGAGCAGCTGGACGAGATCGTGGCGGCGAACCTGCGAAACCACAGGCGATACCAGGCAGAGCTGGAAGGGCTGGAAGGCATCAGGCTGGTGGAGCACGACGACGACCAGCGGAACAACTATCATTATGTGGTGATCGAAGTGGACGAGGGGAAAGCAGGGATAAGCAGGAACGATCTGATCTACGCGCTGGACAAGGAAGGGATCGTGGCCCGGCGGTACTTCTATCCCGGCTGCCACAGGATGGAGCCGTACCGTTCCCTCCAGCCGCACGCAGGACTGCTACTGCCAGAGACGGAGCGACTGGTTGAGCGCGTGATGGTGCTGCCGTCGGGGACGGCGATAGAGGAGAGAGATGTGATACGAGTTTGCCAGGTAATAAGGAGCTATACGGGATGCTGAGGCGGCCAGGGCTGCAATTTTATGTGGACAGAATTAAATCGGGAATCCCCTTCAGTCTGGCGAGATACGGAGACGGTGAATGGAGCGCGATCCTGAACGACAGACGCCTGCGCACAGGATCGGGCAGCCAGGCACTGAACATTCCAGCCTTGCGGAGAGACCTGAGACGGGGCATCACCCAGCGGCCCAAGACAGACAACTACTTCATGGCATTGCGTGAGAGTTCAATAAAGAGATCAGTGAAACAGTGGCTGAACAAGCACGCGGGCGGGATACCGTGGCACGACTGCACGGTATTCTACAAGGCCAGCAAGAAAGGCTGGCTGAACCCGCTGATAAAGGCGTTCCGAGAGAGTGAATTGCCCAAGATCGTTGTGGGGCCTCCGTGGCTGCACAAGGTCAACCGCATATTCCCGGTGGCGGTTCACGTCAGGATACCGGCGCGAGATTGTTACACTGCGAAAAAGCGGATCGTGAAGCAGGTGCTGGCCTTCGGGAAACCGGCGATAATCAGCATCTCGGCTGGGCCGACGGGAAAGGTGCTGGTTCGCGAGCTGTTCTGGCAACTGGGCCAGCAGTCGTTCATCATTGATTTCGGTTCGCTGTGGGATGTGTACTGCGGCAGGCTAAGCAGGCAGTATATGCAGACGATGACGACAGAAACGATAGCGAAAAACTTGAGGAGGTAGATCGTGGCTGACATAGTGAGAAGGCAACGAGAGGCATTGCCCCCAACGATGAAGGTGCGATACAAAGACATGGGCGACGGAATTTGCGCCCTGGTCATAGCAAAGGAGTAGAGAGATGGCAGACATAACGAGAGAGATGGGCGGAGCGTTGCCGCTAGACATGCGAACTACATACAAGGATATGGAGGACGGAACACATGCGATAGTTCGAGCTATTGCTACTCCAGGATCAGCAAATGTGAACGCCAACATCCAAGTCGGGGATGTTGATGTAAGCAATGATAATCCAGTGCCTGTAAGTGGCGTGGATGGAGCTCTCACCGTCGATCAGGCAGTTCACGACAACCTGAACGCGAACGCCAACATCCAGGTTGGGGACGTTGACGTGAGCGATGATAATCCAGTGCCTGTAAGTGGTGTGGACGGAACTCTCACCGTTGACCAGGCAGTTCATGACAACCTAAATGCAAACGCCAACATTCAAGTCGGGGATGCCGATGTCGCTGTCGGCAACCCTGTGCCGGTACAGACCAACGACACCAGCCTGTGCATCGTCCAGACCCCGACGATCACGGCGGGATTGTACGCCAGCGGCGATGCGTTAGGCGGCCTGCTAACGTTCGCAGATGCAGCGAGGCTGGCTGGAGGAACGGGCACTATCATCAAAGTGGTGATCGTAGATGACGATCAGGAAATGGCCCCGATTGATATTGTATTCTTTGACCAGGCATTCACGCCTATCGCTGACAACGCCCCCTTCGATCCGTCCGATGCCGACATGCAAAATTGCGTTGGATTCATTGACGTAGCCGCGACCGACTATGCCGATTTCGTTGATAACAGCGTGGCGGCAAAGGGGAGCGGGTTGAGGATGCCGTTCGCATTCGATCTTGTGGGGACGAGCCTGTTCGCCCAACTAGTCGTCAGGGCGACGCCGACGTATACGGCTACTGATGACCTTACTGTAAAACTCACGATTAGCAGGAACTGACAATGCGGGACATAGCGTTACCAGACGGACAATGGAATGTGCAATACATGCAGCGGGTGTTGGCAACTGACCCAATGGCATACTGGATGCTGGATGAGAAGCAAGGCAATGTGGCCCACGACGTCAGCCGCAATGAATTCCACGGTACTTATACTGGAGTGACGCTGGGGCAGCCGGGGGTCGGGGATGGCAGGACATGTCCGTTTTTTGATGGGGCAAATGATTTTGTCAATATCTTCAGTGCTGGACTGGCTGCGGCCTTTAATGGTGCTGAAGGTTCGCTAATGATTTGGGCCAAGGTATTTAACATCGGTATATGGACTGACTCAACCGTGCGCATCGCAGCTACGCTGACAGCTGATGTAGTTAATAATTATCTAAGTCTTGGTCGTTATGCCACAAATAACAGATTGCTTTCTAGGTATAAAGCCGGGGGCACGTATAAAGATAGATCTGCAGGACCTTTCACTGATCTCGGTTTTATGCTGCTGACAATGACGTGGAGTGATAGCAATAATGCTGACGAGCTTAAATTTTATTTCAATGGTTCTCAGGCAGGTGTTACTCAGATTGGCTTGGGTGCGTGGGCTGGAGGTCTTAACGCCACCGATTGTGTCATCGGCGCGATAAACACGGCGCCTGTCAATGTGTGGCACGGCTGGCTTGCCCACAGTGCTTATTGGAATAGGGTGCTGGCAGCGGCACAAATAGCAGACTTGGCGGTGATACCATGAACTGGCACGGATACTTTGTAGTCAAGAGGCAAACTATCGGCGCGGGCAACTGGGCCGCACTGCAAACCGTCTTTGAGAATATGGGGACGCTGGACTCGCGCTTTCCTTGTTACAACAACCATCGACGGACGCGGCTTGATGAGGATGCCGTGATCTATGAATCCAGGTTCAACACCGAGGAGGTGTCCGTCGTTGCGTTCAAGCAACTGCTGGCCGACGAGTTTGGCGTACCAGTTGAGAACATCCAGAGCGAGATCGATTCCGTGTCTTATGCCGGTGGCTCAACGGCTGTCTGGCAATTTCTCTACAGCGACGTCGAGCGATTCAAAGTCGAGCGCTTTGGTGATGGCGGCTCCAACTGGCAGCAATCCGGCGACGAGTGCCGTGGTTACTTGGCGCTGTATCAAGAGGAGTGGGATTTAGAGCCGTGAGGATAGGCAATGAGGGCGGAGATGATAGACAGGAATTTGGCATGAGAGTGTCTTTGTGCATGATAGTCAGAAACGAAGAGAAGCTGCTGGCCCAGGCCGTGGGCAGTGCCGAGGGCCTGGTCGACGAGGTGGTGATAGTTGACACCGGCTCGACAGACCGGACGGTAGAAGTTGCCGAAGGGCTGGGGGCCGTGGTCATCACTGGCGCAGACAGGATGCACAAGGGCGAGTCAAGAAACAAGGCCCTTGACGCCGCAACGGGCGACTGGATCGTCGTGATGGACGCGGATGAGCTGATCGTCGATCCCGTCGGGCTGCGACAGTTCCTCGAAACGACGGACGCGCAGGGCGTGTATGTGTTAGAATCAAACATCAACGGCAGGGAGGAAGTGACGCTCACCTGGTCTCGGATGCTTGTCTGGCGGCGAGGGGCGTTCCGGTACAAGTACAGAGCGCATGAGATACCGCTACCGACGAACGGGTGGGGCACGACGGTGTGGACAAAGTTCCTGTGGGAGCACAGGCCACCGCCAGAGCGACTGGCATGGAAACCAAAATATTTCCTGGACAGGCTGTTGCTGGATGTGCAGGAAAACCCTGGCGAACCACGACCTCTCTATTACGTCGGGCGACAGTATTATTATGCAGGCCAATGGCTGAAGGCTATTGAGATGTTCCAAAAATATATGGAGCGGCCAACGCATGACGAAGCAGACGCTTGCGGCTTCATGGCCCGCTGCTACGCCAAGCTGAACGAGACGGAGAAACAAACGAGGATGCTGCACAGGGCGTGCGCCGCGCAGCCGGAGCGCCGCTCGTGGTGGGGGATGCTGGCGGAGATATATCACGCGCAGAAGAGAGACCGGCTTGCGGCAGGGCTGCTGAAATGCGCTCTGGAGATCATGCCAGACACCAGGAAATACGTCAACCCCGTGTGGTACGGGTTCCACATCCACGACCTGCTGGCGCGGTGTCTGTGGCAGATAGGCGCGGTGGAGGAGGGACTTATTCACGCCAGGAAAGCGGCGGAACTTGCGCCAGGTAACGCGAGGTTGGCGAAGAACTTGTCCTATTTCGAGGACAACCGCTGGCATCAGTGCCTGGACTGCATCCCGCAGCTGCGCGATGGCGGACGGACATTGTATGTGGGCGCGAATCGTCTCCGTGCGCCGGAGTGCGTCGAGCTTCTGCACAGGCTGGGCCATCGGCTGACGCTGCTGGAGATATTCCCGGCGAACGCGGGGCATTATAGGGGCGACGGCAGGTTCCGAGAGGTCATGGAGGGCGACGTCAGAGACGTGGAACTGGCAGAATACGATACCGTCTTCTGGTGGCATGGGCCAGAACACACTCCCATCAAGGATTTTGAAACGACCGTGAAGCGGCTGGAACAGGTGGCCAAGAAATTGGTGGTACTCAGCAGCCCGTGGGGACATTATGAGCAGGGGGCTGTGTACAGGAACAGTCACGAGGAGCATGTCGCGAAGCTGCTCCCGGCTGATTACGAGAGGCTGGGATACAAGACTGTCACTAAGGGTAATCTCGATCAGGTTGGCAGTCACGTCTTGGCGTGGAAGGTGATGTCATGAGCTTGTTGCTCGCTCAGGCCCCTGGGGTTGGGCCACAGGGGCCTACGGGACCTACAGGCCCGACCGGCCCGACATCGACAGTCGTTGGCCCGACGGGTGCGACCGGGCCGACTGGGGCGGGCACAACAGGTGCGACCGGCCCTACAGGCCCGACATCGACGGTTGCTGGGCCGACGGGGCCTACAGGCCCGACCTCAACTGTCCCCGGCCCGACGGGGCCGACTTCGACGGTAGAAGGGCCAACCGGGCCGACTGGGGCCACCGGGCCGACAGGGCCGACATCGACAGTTGAGGGGCCGACGGGAGCCACCGGCCCAACTGGCCCAACCTCAACGGTTCCCGGCCCGACAGGGCCTACTGGGCCGACATCGACGGTTCCCGGCCCGACGGGGCCTACCGGCCCGACATCGACGGTTGCTGGGCCGACGGGGCCTACAGGCCCTGCCCCAGCCGTAGCTGGTGCTGGTTATGCCTACGTCAGCATCGGTGTAAACAGTTGGGGTGTTGACCAGACGCCGAACTGGACAGGACTGCATACATTTGAAGATGGGGCTGTGATTAGCGCGGCTACTGCCGCCAGGTCGGTGCTGATACTCCAGACCACAGACGACGACCCCACCAACCCGATACTGGAGATTCAAAACGCTGCTGGCAATATATTAGCTGAGATACAAGCCGATGGAACATTGCAATTTCTACGCACGGCCACAGTGTGGAACGACATCTACTTTCCTATGTCATCGGGGAGGATTGGAGGAGCGAACCAACCCACTTGGGCAGCGTTCCAGGGAAATACTATGGAGTACACTTTTGCCATCAACGATTACATCCATCTGCCGTCTGGAGAAATAGCACACTCATATAAAGAAGGAAGTGATATAACGCTGCACGTTCACATAGTGCTCGATGGTAGTGATGTTGGAGACACAGATGTCAACTATGAAATTGAGTATACTATAGGTGATAAAAACGAAGTGATGTCCGCAGCTGCTATCATAACTTCTGGTGACTATACGATAACTGGAGGACTAGCGGATAGGATGCACCTATATATCCCAGTTGGGACGATAGTTGGTACGAACTTACTGATACAAGCATCACTGAAGATGCGATTTAGAAGAATTGCCCTGGTTGGTGGAGGCAATGCACCGAGCAACGATCCATTCGTCACGATGGTTGGCGTGCACATTGAAGAGGATACAGTTGGTTCTCGCACTGAAACAGCTAAATAGAGAGGCACATAATGTCATTTCAAGAACAACCGTCAGTAACCCGCAATCCGGTGATACGCGAGATTGAGATCGTCATGTTCCGCACGACTGAGGAGGAACATCCAGAAGGGCCACAATCTATGCGATTTCGCATTACGATTAAATGACCAGTACGGCCTCCAATGAATCATCTACACGGCAATCTGATACCGCATTTGACTGATAACATGAAAACCAACCTGCTGGCCTTCATGGATTGGATTTGGGCCAAAGCCGAGGCGGAGGTAACACCGTGACAGAGAAGCAAAAGACTGAAGAACAGCCAACCGAACAGAAATTCGACGCTAATGCAGCGCGTGAGCTGTTACAGGAAGAACAGGCTAATCGTGAACGGGCTTGTTCGGAAGCGATTCAGCAGGTGTTGAGACGACACGGCTGTAAAACATCTTTGCCGTGGCGCAAATCACGCCTGACGGTCGCATCGTCGCAGTATCTCAAATAAGAAGCGTGATAGCGCAATGATCAGTATTCACACACGAGGCAAGAAATGCCCAGCTTAACCATAGCAGTGTTTTTCACCAAAAACGACGGAGAACCGGCGACGGGCCTGGCGCTAGCCGACATTGACCTGTACCTGACGCGTCAGGATAGGCTGACCGGCGCGGATACGGTCATCTGGGACGGGACGCAGAACCCGACCGAGGAGATGGACAACGTCGGGGCGTACATCCGCATCTACGCGGATGCCAACTTCGACGATTACCACTATTTCCTGCGGGGGTTGTACACAGGCGCGGCGGTGCTGGACACCGACAACGTCATGGGCGCGGATAAGGGCATCTCGCCGTGGAGCTACACGGTGAAGACGCTGAGCCAGTCGGCGGCGAGCGTGATAGCGGCGGTGGAGGGTTCGACGGTGACGATGCCGTGGGCTACCTCATGGGATTTCAGCATCACGGGGCTGGGCGACCTGACGACGCGCGACACGCTGTACTTTACCGTCAAGCGCAAGCCAAAGGACGGCGACAGCCTGTCGGTGGTGCAGATAGAAGAGACCGCTGGGCTTCTGTTCATCAACGCGACGGCGGCGACTGTGGCGGGCAACGGTACGCTGACGGTCGACGACGCAGTGGCCGGGGATGTGACGGTGACGCTGGCCGTGGCGGAGACTGCCAAATTGAAAACGACCGACAATTTGCTCTATGATTTCAAGATGATAACGGGCGGGGGGCTGGCGCAGCTGCTGACGATGGGCAGGTTCAACATCAGCGACATCGTGACGGGGGCTATAGCATGAGTGCGTACACTACTTTAGCACAGTTGAAAAGCAGGATTCAGAAGACGAACCCCGACGCCGACGCCTTCCTGCCGCAGATCATCGACGCGGCATCTAGGGCCATCGACAGGTTCTGCAACCGGCCCGATGGGTTTGAGGCGAGCGACGCGGCGACGGTGCGGTATTACACCGGCAACGGGAAGGGATATCTGCTGATAGACGAAACCGTGGAAATTGAGCTCGTGTCTGTCAAGGAGTCGCCGAGCGAGACGACGTACACGGCCTGGACGACGCCTACTGCTCCGCTGGCCGGGGACGGGGACTGGATCCCGTTCTCTGGCGATCCGAAAGCGCCGGATTTCAACAGCCTGCCTTACGACTCTATCATGGTGGATCCGAACGGAAGTTGGAGCTACTTCACTGGCGGCAGGTGGCGGGGGCTGGCCGGTTTCAGGCCGTATGGGGCGGGGGTGCGGGGGTTGCCGACGGTTCAGGTTCTGGCGCGTTGGGGCTATTCGGACGACATCCCGGATGACATAAAGCAGGCGTGTATTATGCAGTCAGCGATTTTTTATAAAAGATTGCAATCGAGTGGCGCGTCCGTCTTGGCAAGCACGGAACTAGGCACATTAGAGTTTTACAAAACTATTGACCCGATGGTTGAACTTATTTTAGTGTCAGGCCGATATTTGCGCGTACCAACAGGCAGGAGATGATTAACCATACCAAAGCAAAAGCGCTGGGTATTATCCCAGCGCCCCATACCGTACCAAATCTTAGCAGGTCATATCACAGCGGACCAAACCGGATCAGACCAAAGCACACCAAACCCTTACCACAACGACTAATATTATACCACACCACAAGCAGGTTGTCAAATGATAAGTAAGTGGATATCTGTAGACGAAACTTTGCCAGAAGTAGGAAGTCGGGTAATTGGAGCATCACCTGTGGATGAGGATTGTTGGATGATACATTTTGGGAGAGTTATGCCAGTTCAAGATTTTGGAGGGCTAGTAGTTCTTGATTCTGGTCATGGATGGAATCATATTAGTCATTGGATGCTGTTGCCAAATCCACCACCTGATCAAGAAAAAGGCGGCCAGGTGAAGTTGGTCACTTCAGCGATTGCAGATAGGCAACCCTCCCAGTCGCACGCATAGTATACCACACCACAAACAGGCTGTCAAGTGATAAACGTAGAACTCAAGGGCATGAAGGAAATGCAAAAGAAGTTTGACCAGATCACCGCCGACCTCCACGGCGACCCGATGCGCGGCGGGATGGCGGAGGCGACGATGCTGGTCACGCGCGACGCGAGGCGGAACGCGCCGGTGGACATGGGCACGCTGCGTGCCTCGATAGTGCCAGAGGTGGTAGTGAGAACCACGACGGTGACGGGCATCGTGGGCAGCAATGTGAAGTGGGCTCCATACATGGAATTCGGGACCCGCCCCTTCTGGCCTCCCTGGCGACCCCTGTTTGAGTGGGCATCCCGCAAGGTGCGGGTGTCGGGCGGCGACGCAGGCGCGCTGGCTGCGGGGGCCAGGATAGCCATAGCGGCGCGGGGCATCAAGGCGCGAAGGTACTTGCAGTCGGCGCTGGAAGACAACGCCGGAAAGATTTTCCGAATACTGGGCGATGTGGTGGGCAGAATAGTGAGCAAATAATATGGCAATCTCAATCGGCGCATTATGCGACGCAGTAGCCACAACTTTATCAACCACAGCAGGACTGGCGACGACGCAGAGCTACGATCAACTGACCGAGGGCATGAACACCCTGCCGTGCCTGCAAGTTTATCCAGAGCGGTGGGAGGTCAGCGCGGACAGCGGCACGGACAGGCTGACGTTCGTGAAACAGTCGACGGGCGTGCCTGGCGTGAGGCAGACGGAACTGACGCTGCACCTCGACCTGTACGTGCGGCAGAGGAGCCAGCTGGACGAGGACTGGGGGGCGGCGGTTGACCTGGCGAGCGTGATGCAGGACAAGCTGGACGAGGAAGGGCCGTGCCCGCACTTCGGGGACGGGACATACATCCGCTCATTCCGCTACTCCGTGCAGCGGGTCATATTCGCGTACGCACAGACATCATACCTGGGTTTCAGGTTCACGCTGACCATGCGCGTGTTCTAGAGGAGGCGCAAATGATCTACAGAGTGCTGAGAAGGCTGGCCGTGGGGCCTGACAAAAACCGCTACATCGAGGCGGGTTCCGTGGTCAACGAGGATCGGTTCGGGCCGAGGATACGGGGCATACTGATCGGGAAGGGGATCCTGTCACCCGTCAGCGCCCCGCCGCTGGATGCATTCCCCGGCTGGAAGCTGCGGGCCGAGCGGTTCATGAAGGCTGGCTACGACGCGATTGACATACTGGCGACGGAAGATGCCGCGCTGGCGAAGGCGATCGGCAGCAATGTGCGCTCCATCCAGAAATGGAAAGGGGAACTCATGGAATTCCTGGGGCTGGGCGACGAGCCGATAGAGTTCTGCTGCGGGGGCAAGAGGGAAGTGGTGCGCGAAGAGCCTCAACTGGAGGCAGAAAACGTCACCGATGCGTATGAGGAAGAAGCGATCATGCTGATAGAAGAAGAAGAAACATTAGAGCCTGAAGAGCAGGCAGAGAAACAACAGGAGGTTGACGATGGCACAAACAGGTGATAGTGTAGCATTGGCGTGCGGACTGCTGGAAGTGTCGAGCGACTGCGCAAATTACCAAGACATCGGCGGCTCGTCCAGCACGGTGAGCGGAACCGACCAGACGCGGATGAGCGGCGAGTCGTACACGTTTGACGGCGACGGAGCGATCATCCAAGGGGGCAAAAAGGAACCGATGGAGTTAGTCTTTGAGATCGTATACTCAGAGACTGCTCTGGAAGCGTTCGAGTACGTGCAGGCGCTGTTTGAGGCGGTGGGCTGCGGCAAGCACATGTGCGCTCGCTGGTCGCCGGGCGGCGGCAACGGCGGCGACGCTCTGTACACGACCGACAAGGGCGTGCTGGTGAGCTTCACCTACCCGCCGATGGATGCGACGACTGGTGGACCCATCATGGCCGGGTTCACGCTGAAGGTGGCGAACATCACGGCTTCAGTAATCGCGACGTAAAGTGCTGAGACGCCGCAAGGCCAAAACGAAGCGCAGACACCGCAGGTTTGAAACGCCGAATGTGCAGGGCGATGACAGTTACGTCGTCGTTACCCTGCCGACCGTCGGAGAGGTGCGACCCATCGTGGAAATGGAAGCTACGGGCAGGGACACCTTTGAGGCGAAACGGGCCATCGTCACCGGCCACATCGTGGAATGGAACTGGGTCGGTGATGACGGTCGGTCTTTGCCCCTGCCGGTCAATGTCGATCAGCTGACGACGGACGAATACGAGCTGCTGATCGAGTTGTTGATTGGCTCGTTCGGCCACAAGGAAATATCCGATCAGTTGCTGGAAGCCCTCCACACAGGAGGCAAGCCCGCGCCGATGGAGTACATCTGGCTCCAGCTGTGCCGCGACGTGTACCACTGCTCGCAGACCGAACTGGAGAAGCAGCCGTGGACGACGGCCATGCTGGACATACGGATGATCGGCGTAGAAAACAAAGTCAGGCGGTTCAAGAGAAAGATCAGGAGGTGACATGGCGAAACGGAACAGCACCAAGCAGGTTGACAGCGAGGCAGTGCAGGGCGAAGGCAGTCACGTCGTGCTGCGACGGGTGAAAGTCGGGGCATGGCGAAAACTGAAGGAGAGGACGGCAGAACTAAAGGCGGACAACTTCGCCATCGATCTGGAGACGATTCAGGATCACGTTATTGAGTGGGACTGGGTGGACGACGACGGGAAACCGCTGCCGCTGCCAAGCGACGGTTCAATAGATGACTTGGATTTGACCATTGAGGAAAAGAGTTTTCTGATAGGAGCGATCTTCGGGCCTGGAGAATAACCGATGGCGAAACGCCAGTACACGGTAGAAATTGAGATCACGGCCAAAGACAAGGCCGCCAAGCCAATCTCTGGCTTGGCCAAGGGGGCGATGACCGATCTCCAAAAAGCGGGGCGACAGGCGTCGCTGGCCCTGCTGGAGATGGCTGAAAGCCTCAGCAAAGCAAGCAAGACGGATGCGGCTCGTGCCGCCTTGTCGCAATTGCAGCGTGTCATGGAGAGCGGCGAACTGTCTTTTGAGGACTATCAAGAAGCCGTTGACAGGACGCAGCAGTCGTTCGGGCTAGCCACCCCGGCGAGCAAGAAGCTGGCTGGGGAGATCAGCGACCTCACGAACCGTCTGGCCAAGGGCGACATCACGGCGGACGAATACGACAAGGAATTGCGACAGCTGACGAAGGGGCTCAAGGGCGTGGACAAAGCTGCCGAAAAAACCTCGGGCGTGATGAAGCTCATGGACGGCATCATGCTGGGGCTGGGTCAGCAAGTGATAAGTTTCGTCCAGCGCCTGCCAGGCATGGTCGTTGACTTGGTGAAGATGGGCGCAGCGGTAGAGCGCCAGACGAACGCGCTGGACGGCCTGGCGACCGCGGCAGGAACGTCGGGAGCGGCCATCGTGGCTGCCATCCAAGAGGCGTCCAATTTCACCATTGACCGCATGACGGCCATGCAGGTGGCGAACCGGGCACTGCTTCTCAACGTGGCCAAGACACCAGCGGAATTTGAGCGACTGACGCGGGTAGCGGTCAGGCTAGGCCAGGCAATGGGCCTTGATGCGACGACAGCCATAAACGATTTCGTGACGGCAGCCGGACGGCAATCCATAATGATCGCCGACAACCTGGGCCTGACGGTCAAGATCGGTGATGCGACTGAGAAATACGCGGAGCAAGAAGGCTTGCTGGTTAACGAGCTGACGGACGCTCAGCGCAAGATGGCGTTCCTCAACGCCATGCTGGAATCTGGCGAAGTGAAAGTGGCTGAGTTGGGCGAGGCTACGGGTGAGACCGCGAGCGATATAGAGATGTTGACAGCAGGTCTCAGTGACCTGAAGGTTGCCCTGGCTGAAACTGCTGCTGGCGCAACCAGTGGTACAGCAGCTTTTCTCGGCACAGGCCTGCGGGCTTCTGCCTTGTCCCTCAACGTCAACAAGCTGCAAAAAGAATTGCTTGCCCTGAATCTGGTCACCAAGGAGGAAGTGGCGGAATTCCAGAGGGCAGAGGCGGCATCCCGCAGGCAAAAGAACAGCACGGAAGAACTGGCAGAGCGGGTCAAGATGCTAGCGGCCTTGCAGAGGGAATACAATGTGTTGCTGGACGAACACAGTGCTTCGAGCGCCCGTGCCGTGCAGGAGCAGGCCAACTTAGATGCGTCATGGGCAAGGTTGGCAGGATCGTTGAAAGACAATGCTGATGAAATGGCAGGAGTGAGCTTTGAGGGGGCGGGACTGGAAGCGCGGTTGCGGCGCATCGACGAGGCAGTGGCGGACTATAATGAGTCATGGCACGCGGCGGAGCAAATAGGGGTGGAAGCTGAGCGAGCTATGGTAGACTTGGCGGATGGCTTAAACGAGACGGGGAGCGCAGCGTCCTGGGCAGAACGCAACGCGATGGCCCTAGCGAAGTCGCTGGAAGAGATAGAGACCGCTTCTGTCGCAGCAGCTATGGCGGCGCTAGACTTGGGAATGACTTGGAAGACGTTTTTTGACCGTAACGAGGAACAGGCGCAGGACTGGGCTGACAGACGGGAAGAACTGGAAACAGGACATGCCGAGCGATTGAAGGAGATACAAGATACAGGCAATGCGGAAATGCTAACCTCTGAGCAGGCCAGGTATGATGAAGAAAAACGGATGCTGGACGAATCGCAGGCGGCGATGCTAGAGGCTCAGAAAAAGCAACTGGGCCAGATGCTCCTGCAATCGTTTGAGGCATGGGCCAAGATGAAAGGCATCCCGGCAGACCAAATGCTGGAGATGCGCACCACGATAGCCGAGGAGTACGGCCTGATAGATAGCGAGACGGCAAACGCTGTCAAGTTCATGACGGCACAGTGGGAGAGGTGGGCAGAAGATACGAAACTGTCCACGGACGATGTGATCGACAACCTTGACCTGTACATGGAGAAGGCAGGGCTCGTAACCACCGAGGCGGGAGGTCATCTGGAAACCCATCAGAATGACATGGCGATCTGGCGCGAGGCATTGATTGACGACATGAGCCAGGTCAGCACCGCGATGGACGAACACAAAACCGATCCTCGCGAAATGGCCGACGAGGTTGAGGATGACACCAGAGGAATGACCGACGACTGGATAGCCTGGAAAGATTCCATGATCGAGGGAACCGCCAGTGTGAAAGGCGGGATGGACGGGCTGATAGGAAAGAGCGGGGAATACGCTTCAGTCACAACCGCAGATACTGACATTATGCTGGCCGACTGGCTGGCTTACCAGGTCGGCGTAAGCGGCGACATCGCTACGATGGAAACGGCGATGGGGGGCGCAGCGGTCAAGACGGGTGAGATGGCCACCGCGTCGGGCGAGCACCTGGCCGACAACTCCGGCGACTGGCGAGAGTGGGAAGGCAGCATAAGCAGGAGTGCGGCTGAGACGGTGGGCCATATGGACGAGGTGACTGGTGGGATTCACGGCGTCAAGAACGCCTTGGCAGAATTGCCTCGCGAGGTGAGGATCAAGATCATCGTTGAGCAGCAGGGCGGCATACCGGGATTGCAGCATGGTACGAGATCATTCGGAGGCGGCCTGGCGATGGTGGGCGAGGCTGGGCCGGAGCTGGTGGCGCTGCCGTCGGGGACGCAGGTCTGGCCAACGGGTTCGGGGCCGAGCCGGACGACGAACAACAACTTCAACATGACGGTCAACACGGGGGCTCCGTTCTCGACCGTGGTGCAGGACTTCGAAACGATGGCGGCGTTGGCGGCATGAAAAAAGTCATAATCACGATCATAATCCTGCTCTGCTTTTGGGGGCCTACTGAGGCCCAGGAACTTGACCACGTAATATATCTGCCTCTGATAAGAACGGGGAGCGATACTATGAGCGACTGGCTAATCATCATACCGGTAGAGATTCAGAATCTCGTGATCGAACCGAGTTTCGAGGATGGCATCACGGCGTGGACGGCGGCGGGCGCGGTCATAACGCGCCAGACCACGCAATCAAAATTCGGCGTCGCATCGCTGCGGCTGGTGACGGCCAACGCCGCCGCAAACGAGGGCGCGTACTTCAGCCACAATCCCGGCGGGGCGGGCACATTCACCGGCTCGGCGTGGGTGTTCGGCACGGGCGGGACGGCCAGGGTGCGGGTGCGAGACCAGACCAATGGGACACAGACGGTTAGCGCGGCGGTGATGCTGGGGGCATGGCAGCGGATCGAGGTGACGCACACGGCCGCCGGCGGATGCGCCGACCTGAGGCTGTATGTCGAGACGGATGTGCAGCAGAACATCACGTATTTCGCCGACGGTGCGCAGCTGGAAGAACAGGCCGAGGCAACCACCTACTGCGACGGCGACCAAGAAGGCTGCGAGTGGCTGGGCGCGGCGCATGGGAGCGTCAGCCAGCGGAGCGCGCAGAGCAGGGCGGGCGGCTTCATACGCGACTTGCAGGACGATTACCACTTCGACATCGGGCAGTTCATCTCTACCGGGATGCCGCCGCTCGACCTGTCAGTGGACAGTTACGCCATCCTGCCCGGCGGCGAGCTTAACAGCATCAAGGTGCAATCGCGGGTATTCACGCTGACCGGCGTCATCCGGGGGACGAGCACGGCGAACCTGCACGCCAACAAGCAGGACTTACTGAACGTTCTGAAGCCTGGGGCTGTGCCGGGCGACCAGCCGGTGCGGATCCGTTACACCGGCGCGGCGGTGGTGAAGCAGATCGCGGCGCATTACGAGAGCGGCCTGGAGACGAGTATCGTGGCCGAGATGGAGTGCTGGGAGCGGGTAGCGATAAGGTTCCTGGCCGACGACCCGTTCTGGTACGAGATCGGGGAGAGTTCGGAGGAATTGGACAGCGAGGACGGAGCGACGCTGCGCTATGTGACGGGAAGGCTGCGGAGCACGGGTCAGTGGGATGATCTAGGATTAGCAGCGAACCCGACCGGTGGGGGGACTATTTATGCCATAGCGCGCGGGCCGAACGGGAAGATATATTTTGGTGGCTCGTTCACGGGCTGGGGCGGTATCGCTGGCCGAGATTACATTGCAGCATACGATCCTTTCACGGACACATGGGAAACGGTGGGAGGCGCGTCTGACATAAACGCCACAGTCCGCGCACTAGCATGGTCGCCTGACGGCTATTTGTATGCTGGCGGCGATTTCACGAATGCTGCCATAAATCCCAATGCTGATTACCTGGCACAGTATGACCCATCCGCAAACACCTGGACTAATGTAGGCATTCCACAAGCAGGGGCGGCAGTTATAACATCTGCGAAAGCTCTTATATTCGGATTGGATGGAACGCTTTACATAGGAGGGAACTTTACTACATGGGCAAACGTAGCCAATGCTGATCGCATCGTTTCATGGGACGGAGCCTATGCAGCCGTTGGCGCAGGGGTAAATGGTGACGTTAGCGCATTGGCCATTAGTGGAAACGGGACACTCTATATAGGAGGCGCTTTTACCAATGCAGGTGCTGATCCTGATGCTGACTATATCGCATATTTGACTGGCGGTGGAACATGGAGCAACGTAGGCGGTGGACTGAGCGCAAATGTAAACGCATTGATTTTCGCATCTGACGGATCAACGCTCTATGTCGGAGGAGTATTTACAGATGCGGGAGGGGATGCTAATGCCGATTACATCACTGAGTTTAATGGGCAGATTTACAGAGCTCTGGGAACAGGCTTAGACAACAACTGTTACGCGTTAGGGATTGGGCCAGATGATATGCTGTACGCGGCAGGTTCATTCACTGTCGCGGGCGGGCTGACGGTAGATGATATTGCGAAATGGAATGGCAGTTCGTGGGCACATCTTGATGTGATTCTGCCAGCAGGGGCGAACATCGTAAGAGGGATGGAGCCGGGGCTAGCTGATCCGGTCGTGAATCAAAATTATGACCTGTGGTTGGGATTCGCGGTCACAGGTGCGGGGACATTCGCTGGTGATGTCACAATCACTAACGACGGCACAGAATCAGCCTATCCCAAAATCACTGTCTCCCGCATCGGCGGCACGTCAGCCATCTTGGAAGAAGTGCGCAACGAGACGACGGGCAAGGAACTCCTGTTCGACTATGCCCTGCTGGACGGCGAGACGTTGACCATCGACCTGACGCCGACCGCAAAAAGCATCGTGAGCAGTTTTTTCGGCCTGCGACCGGACGCCATACTGCCCAACAGCGACTTCGGCTCGTTCGCGCTGCAACCGGGCGACAACCTGGTGACATGCTTCGTGGCGACGGACGCCACGGTCGAGGCGTTCTTGTTGTTTAAGGATACCTACTGGTCCAACGATTGATTCTCTGGCGGATTTACTTTTCTCCCGTGCGATTTAGTGCAAGACTGTTCTTAAAAACGATTTCAGGGACTGTCTCATGGCTGGAAAATACGAACTTTGGCTCACAACCGACACGGGCCAGCGGCTCGCCCTGCTGGACAATGCCATCTGGTTCAGCGCGACCAGGATTGTGAACGGCATCGGCACGCTCAGCATGAGCCTGCCGGAATCGTTTGACGCGAGCCTGCTGGCTCCCGACAGGATGGTGCAGGTCTGGCGCGCGCCAGAGGGCGGCAGGCTGTCCCTGTGGCGCGTCTACTTCGTCAGGAAGTGGCGGTTCCTGACGCAGGGCAGCCGCCAGGTAACTCTGCTCTGGGGCCGCGACGGCAACGACCTGCTGCGGCGGCGCATCGCGGCGGCGTTCGTGGACGAAGCGCAGTCGGAAAAGACGGACTTCGCCGACGACATGATGAAGGAGATCGTGACGGAGGCGCTGGCCGACGGCGTGGCCCCGATACCGGACGCGGGGACGCGGGCATGGGCTGACCTGTCGGTGCAGGCCGACCTGGGCAACGGGCCGACGCTGACGCGCTCGTTCGCCTGGCAGCGGCTGGACAGGCTGATCCCAGCCATCGGGCGGGCGGCACGGGAGGCGGGCACGGAGGTGTTCTTCGACATCGTGCCGGTGGTCGCGGGCAGCGACAGCATCTCGTTTGAGTTCCGAACGTACACCGGCCAGCCGGGAGCAGACCGGGCGGGCGTGGTGTTCGACCAGGAGCGGGGCAACCTGAAGGAGCCTTCGCTGGAGTTCGACTACACCAATGAAGTGAACTACGTCTACGCCGGCGGCCAGGGGCAGGAGAGCGAGCGGGAGGTGCAGCAGAGCTACGACGCGGCGCGGTACAGCGTCTCCCAGTGGAACCGGTGCGAGGGGTTCGTCAACGCATCGTCGCAGGCAGAGCCTGATGGCGTTCGGGAGATGGCTCGGTCGTCGGTGGATGCGGGGAGGCCGAGGCGGCGGTTCGGGGCGATACCTGTGGACACAGAGGGGACGCGGTTCGGGCGGGACTGGGATCATGGGGACAGGGTGACGGCGCGGTACAGAGGATTCGAGTTTGACACGATCATCAGGGTGACGAACATAACCGTCAGGGACGAACATGAGACGGTCACAGCGCGGCTGGAATACGAGGATTGATGCCTGACGAATTCGATATCGGATTGAAACTGGAGCAGGACAGGATACTCCGGCGCATCGACGACCTGGAGATAGCGGAGTACACGATCATGCAGCTCGGCGACGGCGCGCCGGTGCACGCGGCACGCGAAGGCACGCCGTACTGGGACATGACGAACGATGACCTGTACGTCAACAACAATTCCGGCGTGGCCGGTGCGGGTTCTTGGACGCTCGTCAATACCGGCGCGGCGGGGCCTACAGGGCCGACCGGCCCGACGGGTCCGACAGGCCCAACGGGGCCAACCGGCCCGACGGGGCCTACCGGCCCAACAGGAACCGCTGGCCCGACGGGGCCAACCGGCCCAACGGGGCCAACCGGCCCAACGGGAACCGCTGGCCCAACGGGGCCTACCGGGGCCACGGGGCCTACCGGCCCGACATCCACGGTTCCCGGCCCGACAGGAGCCACCGGCCCTACCGGCCCGACAGGGCCTACCGGAGCTACGGGACCTACCGGCCCCACATCTACCGTCCCCGGCCCTACCGGCCCAACGGGAACCGCTGGCCCGACGGGGCCAACCGGCCCAACGGGAACCGCTGGCCCGACGGGGCCAACCGGCCCTACAGGCCCTGCTCCCGCCGTAGCTGGCGCGGGCTACGCCTACGTCTCGACCGGCGTGAACGCCTGGGCTGCCGACCAGACGCCGCTGTGGACGGGACTGCACACGTTCGGTGCAGGGCTGGCAATCAGTGCGGGCCAGGGCATCACGATGGCCGACGGAACATGGATTGGCGGCGGCGCGGGCATAGAGAGGATAGTCTTCGATCTCGCTGGCGGCAACATCACGGTGCTGGGGGCGAATTTTGGCGTCGGGGTGGTACCGATAGCAACAGCGACTGTAGACATCAAACTGGCTTCAACAGGAGCATTTGTACAGATACAGAGATCAGCGGCGGGTGGCCGTTCGCAGATCGTGCTTGCCGATGAAGCCGCAGCACAAATTTGGAGGTTTGGTCTTACAGGCGGCGGATCGACAAGCTTCACTTTTTACGATCAAGCGAACAATGCCCTCCAGATGGAACAAAACGGCAACATCTTGATGAATCCTGGCGGCTTTGTCGGCATTAAGGCATCCCCACCCGACCGCCTTTTCCACGTTGAGATCTCCGACGCAGTGACAGCCGCCGTCACCTATGCTCAGCGGCTGACGCATATCACCAGCAATCCAGCCGTGGCAGGATTTGGAGTTGGCATAGAATTTGAGCTGGAAGAGAATGACGGTACGAACAGGGTAGCGGCCTACATCATCGCAGACTGGCAGGACGCAGGTGAGGGCGCATCTGCGGATGGGCGGCTGAACTTCGGAGTGATGACGGCTGATGCAGCAGCAGCGACAGCAATGTCAATTTGGAATGGCAACGTTGGCATAGCAGATGTGACACCGACGGAAGGCAGACTAGTTGTTAGAAATAATAGCTCAGCTAATGGTGTCATAGCTTATTTCTACCGCGATGCTGCAGTAGGCCCAGGAGGGGTCAACGGCGTTGAAATTTTCTTGGATAACGCCACCGATTGGGGGACAGCACTCCGTGTCCGGCAGGATGGTACTGGATTTTTGGCTGATTTCTATGACGGTGCAGCTTCTGTTGCTAAAATCGAAGGCTATGGAACGATACGTTCAACGCCGAATACTTTCGGGCCTTGTTTCTACGGGCTCTTGGATATCGGCCCAGTGACCAATCCCGTTGCCAACTTCTACCAGAAAGCCACCGACGGAGGGGTTGAGGTATTACGGTTGTGGCAGATGGATGTGGATCAGCCGTTCATCGAGTTCCGGGGGACAGCAGCGGCAGCAGACTTAACTCGTTCCATCGTAGATGAGGGTGATCAAGCTAGCGAGACGCGCGAAGGATGGCTAAAGGTTTATGTGAGAGATGACGGAAATCAGATAACAGACCAGCCTTACTTTGTTCCAATATATTCCTTGAGTGCATAGGAAGTCGGCAAAACTTTTTACGCTTCTTTCCGAAATTCAGCTGTTGACACCAAACCGAATCTTGACTATAATAAGATGCTTTGTGATTGATGCAACATGCTTGAAAGGAAACAGAATGAAAACACTCAACCTGAACATCTGGGAGCGCGTGCAGCTGACAACGCTCATGGCCCAGCAGCGCGGCAACCCGCAGCAGTATCGGAAGTCCATCCGCGTCTTGGACGTAGTGGAACTGAACGAGGACGAACGGGAAGCGGTGGGCTACGAGGCCACCGTGACCGACGGGCGGCTGGACTTCGACTGGAAGCACGAACGGGATTTCGAGCTGTCGTTCGAGGATGCGGACTGGGACACGCTGCTGGCAGCCGTGACCTCTTTCAGCGGCTGGCCCACCGACCGCCGGGTGGGCGCATTGCTGGACAAGCTCGGAGTGTAGGAGTATGGACTGGGCGAAGCTCCTGAACGATTACGGATTCCCGACGGCCTTGTTTCTGCTGCTGGCGTCTCACATCAAGGGCATCCTCGCTTTTGCGGAACGGATGCTCTCCAAAGCATGGCCGACGTTCGCGGAGCAGCGGCGGCTGAAGCTGGAACGCCTGACGGCGGCGAACGGGCGTCTCGCGGAACGGCAGCGGCTGGAGCTGGAACAGGCAGCGGCGGTAGCCGAGCGGACAGACACGATCATGGCGCTCAAGGAGATGCTCCGCCTAGTCCGCGAATCGCTGCGCGATGAGCAGGTGGAACGGCGGCTGGACAAGGAACGGCTCTATAAGATCATTGAAAGGCACGAGCAGCTCGATGCGCAGATCGTTGAGGCGCTGCGGGACATCAGCGAGGTCATGCGGAATGTGTCCAGAGTGCTGGGCCGCATCGCCGTCAGGGTAGGAGTGTATAATGACGCGGACAAGAAAACTAGTCACGACTAAAAGCGACAAGCGAACGCAGGAATACATCTTGGGCCTGATGCAATCTCTACCGGTGGAACTGTTTGAACTGGTCAAGGAATTGCGCGGCATCACCGAGACCATCAGGAACAAAGCCGATGTGCTAGACCAGGACGTCCAGCAAGTCACGGAGGATCTGAGGAAATTCTCAACCCGGCTTGACGCGCTGGAAAATGTCGTCCGCGAACTGTGCGATACCGCCAGCAAGGCGGTGGCGATCGAACCGCTGTACAAGCTGCTCCACCCAGAGGAGGAAACAAAATAGCTGGATCTCCTCTGCGTCGCCGGAACCTGATATCGCTGATAGTAGTTGCCGTCATCGCCGCTATGCTGGTGACAGCGGCAGCCTGCCCGCATGTCTATCGGCTGTTCGTGTCGCCGCTGGACGTTGCTTTAGTATCACCCGTTTACCTGCCGCTCGTCACCAAGAACTGCCGAGCAAAGCCAGACGGACGCTTCGGCATAGCCGAGCACGGTCTGGAGCAGATGCTCCTGCTCGGCTTCCCGAACGACGGACGCTACCATTCCGTACAGTGGGCTCAGCCAGAGGAGTCGGACACGGTTCGCTTTCTGCGCCCGGCAAGCCGCGAGCCCGCCAGCACCTGGGCGCTGGGCGCATACGATACTGTGGTCGGGCGATGGTCAGATGAGGCGGGATTCCGGCAGTTTGTACGTTCCCGTGACGATGTGGATTTTATTGTAGGCAATGAACGGTCAATCAGTACACCGATTGGCGATTCTCATGTGACCCCCGAACAATATGCTCGGTGGTATCGGGACGCGTGGGAGTTAATAAAATCGGAGAATCCTAACGCTCGTGTGGGTCCATTTGGCCCGGTAGCTTGGAGTCCTAAAATCGTACCGGTTTGGGATGCTTATTTACGTTTGACTGGCAAACTTATGCCAGTTGATTTTTATACTGTCCATAAGTATATGTGGCCTGGTCAGCTACCAGATGATTATTGGCGAGGGCTGGTGGATTGGATCAGCTGGCTGGAGTCATATCGAGGTCGGGCCTGGGTGGGGCCACAGGTGTATTGGCTGACCGAGTTCGGGTTGCCAGAATGGGAATATCCTGACTGGGTGACTTCGGAACTGGCACTGAAGTTCATGGCCGACATCGTCCCGCGATTGATAGAGAACGACCTGGGCATTGCAATGTGGGCTTGGTGGCCGTCGGGAAGGGATACAGCCCTGATTCGTGGTACTATGATAACTCCGCCAGGAGAAGAATATCTTAGGTTGGCGCTCTCAGGAGCGAAATGAACATCTAGTTGAAAGGAAAAGATGATGGAATTCTTACGAAGTCCTGCAGGAACAGTAGCATTGGTTGTCGGCGCGATCTTGGCGCTGGCAGCGCTAGTGCAGGGAGGAAACAAACTGTACCGGTGGCTCAAGGTGGCCCGCCAGGGCTATCCGTATGAGGACGAGATCGAGGAGGCGCTACTGCCGTTCTTGTACCAGGCGCTCATGGCGGCGTACAAGGCTTCAGAATCGCTCATGGATGCCGTGGGCGAGAGGCTACATGGCGCGGACAAGATGATGATAGCGCGGCTCATCTACCAGATGCTGCCCGACGCTGTGTCGGTGGCGGGCATGGACTGGCGGTGGAAGGAGCACATCGGCGAGGAAAGGTTCTCCAGGTGGATGCAAGAGCGGTTTGACAGTTTCACCGGACTGTGGGATACGGCGGAGGAGGGCATACTGAGGGCCATCCTGCCGGAAGGCAACCCGCCGATGGTTTCCGATGACACTTACCGCATCAAGCTGCCGGACGTGACAGGGCTTCACCCTGAGTGAAAAGCATAGTTTACGGCCTGTTTTCGCCGACACATCTCTGACAGGAGGTAGACACCTAAATGCTTAAGCGAAAGAAGCCAGTGATAGTCGCGCTGTTTGCGGACACTCACCCGAACAGTACCGTCGGCCTGGTGCATCCTGATGGCGTGGACTTTGACGACGGCGGGAAGTACATGCCGAGCCGGGCGCAACAGTGGCTCTGGCGGCGATGGCTGGACTTCTGGTCGTTCGTGACCGAGCTGAAAAAGCGGCACAGGGCCGAAGTGTGGGCCGTCTGCCTGGGAGACGGGGTAGATGACAACTCACACTCAAAGCATGGGTTGATCGCTGTCAACAAATCAGTCATCGTAGATTTGGCCGCCATGATCTGGGAACCAGTATTGGAGGTAGCCAACACTAAGTTTGTGATTCGGGGTACGGAATCACACACGGGCGGTAGCGGCGAGTTGGAAGAACTGATCGCCAAAGAGATCGGGGCTGAGAAGGATGACGTCACGGGCAACAATTCCTGGTGGTGGCTCCCGCTGGAAGCAGCGGGCGTGACATTCGACCTGGCTCACCACCCAGGGAGCACGAGCATGAGGCCATGGACGAAAGGGGGCGGGGCGCTCAGGCAGGCATCAATTCTGGTGATGGAATATGCCGAAAGTGGCAACATACTGCCACAGTTCGGCGTCCGCGCCCATGTGCATCATTTGGAGGACTCTGGTCTGAATCACTCAATTCAGGTGTTGTTCCTTCCGCCGTGGCAGTTATGCACATCATATGGACACCGGATAGGATTTTCTGGCAGAATAGAGCCGGTGGGCGGGGTCGCGGTGGTGTGCCGGGACGGGCACGGGGAAGTGCATGTGCAGAGCTACAGGCCAGTCAGGAGGGCGGCATGGACACGGAAATAGATGCCATCACCGAAGATGAGTTGGTGGCCGCGCTGCTCTCGGCGCGGACGGCAAACGATGCAGTCAAGGGAGCATTGACGACCAACGAGCTGGCCGAGATGACCGGGCGCAGGGTTCGATGGGTGCGCGAGCAATTGAAGCCGCTCATTGCCGAGGGCAAAATCGAACCCGTGAGGACGCGAATCGTGGATATCGCGGGCAGGTCGACGATAGTGCCCGCTTACAGATGGAAAGCGAGTGATGATGATTGACGCGGCAGAGCAGATGTTCCGAAAAGGTAGCGAGTTCTCCTCTTTGATTTGGCTGAACTATGTTCTGCGGGACAAGCCCAGGCCGCTCATTTTCATGATTCACGACCACGGCTGGTGGAAGGGGTTCCCCGACTTGTGGGACGGTGAGCCTGTACAGTTCCCGCATCCGGGGACGGTTCAGGGATTCGCGCACCTCATAGAGAAGGCGCAGCTCGGCTCCTTGCTCGGCGCTCCCATTTGGCCAGAGAGGCCGTACAGGACGGAAGTGTGCGACGAGCCGTGGCAGTTCCAAGACAGCTACGGGCGGCTGCTGAAGCTGGAGCTGCCGGGGATGAACGTACACATAGTATCATATCCATAGAAATCATCTTTCTCCTCCTTTCGCCGGACGCCCTGGGCCTGACCAACCCAGGGCGTTTGTGTATCTGTTGCTAGGTGTTCTGGAATCCAGAAACGGGAAGGCAGGGGAAACGGAGCATGAAACAGGCTCTAACCTTAAATATTTGGCTGTTTTCGGGTAAACGCTTGACAGATAAAACATACTGTGCTATAATATATACAGGTTGAGAGAGAGCAGACAAGCAGAAGAGGAGAGAATTCAGGACATGGCTTACATCGAAAGAAAAGACGCGGTAAAGAGAATCAAGGCAGCCCTGAAGAAAAAGACCGGCAAGACCTGGAGCGTGACCGGCGGCAGGGGCACAGCATGGGGCTGGCTCTGCGTGCAGGCTCCCAAAAAGCGGCGGGTGTCGCACAAAGAAAACCCCGCATGTAACCGGATGGTTTACCCGCTACCGCCAGGACAGAGCTTGTACATAGAATATGTCAGAGAGAACGGCGTAAACTACTACACCAGCGACGTGGACTGCGAGGAGCTGGCGCGGGCGTTCGGGCTATCCAGCAAGGTGCATTATCAAGGTCTGAATATTTCGCCAGACCAGCGTGAATTATACGTAAAGATGATAGAGGAAGCATGATGACCTGGGAGCTGAAACGCAAGTGCGACGGGCTGGTGATCGTCACGGCCCATACCAAGCGAGAACTCCAAGAGTGCCTGGAATCTCCTAAAGGCCAAAAGCATGTCAGTTCGTGGCTCGCGCCTGACGACGAGGTTGAGATAACTAAAGTCGAAGCAGCCCCGTTTTGCGACGGTGGCTGCGACGGAATGAATGAGGATTGGTATGTAGAGAGCGGCGAGTGCGACATCTGCGGCTTGCCAGTGAATTGAGCAGCAACCGCTCGCTCCGCAGCGTGGCAGACGGCACAGCCGACGGGCCGAAGCGGAGCATCAAAGCCCCGGTAGTTTAACCGGCAGAACGGCGGCCTCCAAACCCGCTAGTTGAGGTTCAAGCCCTCACCGGGGTGCTGAATAGTTGCATCTATCTACACAAGAGCGCCAGCGCGATGCTGGCGCTTTTGCTTTGGACTTGACAAGAATTATTATTTGTGGTAGAATGGGGAAAATTAACAGAATGTCCACAACGGAGGCGAAATGACGATAGACAAAGAACGGGTACAGGAACTGCTTGTGGCGATAACTGACACCAGAAACAAAAAGGAGCGAATGGAGTATGTCGCCGCCCTGCGCGAGCTGCTGCGACCGTTTCTGGCGGACTTGGCGCTGGCGGAAGATGAGAAAAGACAGCATGAGTGATACTACCGTCATCATCCTTGAAAAAGTGCTTGGGCAGCTATTGGCCGAATACAAACAATGCCGCTCTGAAATTAATCTCGCAACCTACAAGGCACATACGGTGGAAGTGAGAGTTCGGGCGATAGCAGAGCTGATAGAGCGCGAATCAGCGGGCAGTGAGTTTCAGTATAGTCAAACAAAAATTCTGGAGAACTGTGGACTGAAAGACTTGACGCCGGCAGACACGGAGGACAAGAAATAATGGCCCTCATCAGCTTCTCGCTCACCACTAAAGAATTCCTGAGCGGGCGCAAGACCGTCACGCGCCGCCGCTGGAAGCCGAGACACCTAGAAATGTGGCAGCGGCTCTGGGACACCAGGCAGCTGGAGCATGACGCCTGGGACAAGTCCCCTCGTTTTGGCGGAAAGAAGATCGGTCGTTTTCGCTTGACGTGCCGTCCTTACCTGGAGCGATTGGCCGATATGCCGAAAAGTGATTTGGTTGCCGAGGGTGGAATGGTAGAGACACTGGGGGAGTTCATCCTCTTGATTGGCGGTGCTCCACAAGAGATAGTAGCGGTCGTGCGTTTGGAGAAATTGGAGGAACTGGATGATACCTAAAATAACCCTGGCCCGACGCGCCATAGATTCAAACGCGCGTCAACACCGTTATGATGAATACCGGCCAGAATTTCACATGCTGGCGCAGGAAATGCTTGAATTGAGCTTGGCTTTGCAGGGCCGACATGAACATCCTGTATGGATGGAACTCATCCAAATCGGTGGCATTGTTACCAATTGGCTGGCAGATATTATGGTTGAACAAGGCGATACTGAAATAGTTGAATATCTAAAGCGAGGAGATAAGGAATGAACATCGGCAAATTTCTGATCCTGCTCGTCACGCTCGTCACCGTCCCCCGCTTCGCCAGCGCCTTTCGTCCCATTGACGATTATCTTTTCGCTGGAATGCCCGTCACCGCCTTGGGGATGGGCCTAGCGATGGGCCTCGGCACTTACTTCGTCATCATCACCTATCACCAGACGCAGGCGATGAGGGCTGAATACCGCGCCGAGTGGGAAGCGCACGACAGGCGCATGGCGGAGCAGGGCAAAAAGAACCGCAGGCCGTCGGAACCGCCTGGGCTAAAAAGTGCGTGGACGCTGTACGCCTCGTTCGTCGCGCTGCTGGCGCTGGCCGTCGCCGTGCAGTCGGTGTGGGTGCTCTCGCGGTTCCGCTCCGTCCCGGTGGAGGAGCTGCTGAAGCCCTGGACGCTGGGCGTCTACTCGTTCGCCATCGTGCTCGCACCGGAAGCGCTGGTGTTCGCGGTTAGCACTGCGATCCATTTCCGGCACGCGATGCGGCAAGTCGGCAAAAAGGGCAAGCGTGCCGAAGCGTCTTTCTCGCTGACCGAACGGCTCGCGGCGAGATTCCTGCCTGTTCCAGTGATAGAGGAACCCATGCCGAACCCTGCCAGCATTTCAGTTCCTATGCCAGAACCGAACGGGAACGCGCCGACGCGCTACGCGGACTTTGCGGTTCTGTGCCAGGAACGGAAACTTGATGCGGCAACCGTCGCTGGAATGACCGGCAGGGAGATGGTGGCTGCTGGTCTTGCTTCTGGTCAACGGTCGGCGACGAACTGGCGGCGGAGGTTTGCGGAAGATGGAGGGAGCGAATAATGCGCAGAGGAGGCATGGGATTCGGGCGCATACCAGGCGTATACTCGCAGGACCCCAGCACGCCAGCGGCGCAGTTCGCCGTACCGTTCCTAAGAACGCTGGTCGGGATTCCGCTGTCGATCCTCATGTCAGGATTGGGAGCCGCATGGTTCATCTGGCTCATACCGCCGAAGAGCGCGTTGCTCATCGCCGTCTTCGCGCTGGCCTGCGGGCTCGTGACCACCGGCTGGCTGGGCCTGCTGGCGCGAGCCGAACAGGTGCGGGCGACGGACGATGACGCGGTGCGCCTTCACATAAGCCGCCAGGTGTCGGCATTCCTAGCCTGCGTGGGCATAGCCGCGCTGATATGGGGCGTCGGCGGCCTGAGCAAGACGTGGTGGGGGCTGCCGCCGAGAACATGGAGCGCGGCGACGGGGAACATCGGCCTTTATACCACGCAGTTCATGCTGGCGATAGGACTGTTCGTGGGCGGCAGTTTCGGGATCTACTGGTACGGCAAGGAAACTGTCACCCCGCACGAGCTGGTGGGGGAGCACTACATAGCCCATGAGGTCTTGGAGTGGGACAAGGAAAAATATTACGACCAGCGGGCATGGACTTACGAGAAAGCCGAACTACAAGAGGAGATAAGCGCCCTGAAGCTCGACCTGCTGGCAGCGCAGAGCCGTCCCCTCGTCAACGCCGCCGAGGTCAGCAGGCATCAGCGCCAGCCGCTCCAGTGGCAGCTGGCGGTGGCGCAGCTTCTGCTGGCGGGGGAGATGGGATTGGGACACAGTCGCAATTCTCTAGTGCCTGGCGGCTCGCCGGTGCATACATTGCCGCTCACGGGAACGAGAGTTACGGACGCTTTCGTGAGGCACATCTACCGCCAGCTGCGCGACATCAAGGTGGCAGACATGCCGGTGATGACCTCGGCAGGCAACAGGACTGGTTTCACAGCAGGCGTGCCCATTATGCTGGCTGTGGGGGCTATTGAAAGGGTCTCTGTCTGGCGGGGGTTTGGTAGTTAGTTATGTCGCGCCATTATGTCGAATCAGCAGGGTGAAACGGGGTAGGGTGCGATTTGCAATGTTTTTTGAGTTACCCTGCAAGGAAAGGTAGGGGAGGAGCCATGAAAATAACGGATGCCCGATGCCGCTGCGGATGCGGCTGGAGCGGCACAGTCGGCGACTGCGAACTAGACACGAACAGGGACAACCCCATATGTTGCCCCAACTGCCTCACACCGGTTGCATTTGACGACAGCTCGCCCATCATACTTATCATCAGCGAGGTAGAAGTCAACTTTGGCGGAGGTATGCCCCTTCCCACAGCCACGATAACATTCTGGGATCCTGGCGGATTCATAAGCAAGTGCCTGCTCCAGGCGCTCGGCAAGCGCGTCGAGATAAGGATATTGGGGGACCTTGATGATCCATGCTGAAAGCGTCAACTATTGGAAAACCAGCAGAACATCCTCAGACACATGGATAGAAAAAACAAAACGCCAGATCGAAAAACTGGGCGGTCAGGTGCTGATGGAGGGATTCAGTAGGGAATCAGTGACCAATCGGGCGGCGTTCGTGTTGGCTTTTGTGATCGGAGAGGACAGATTCAAGGTCGTCTGGCCCGTCCTGCCGAGCAAGAGCGGCAATGAGAAGGCCGCCAAGGTTCAGGCGGCAACGATGCTGTACCATGACGTCAAGGCGAAGTGCGTCTCCTCTGCCGTGCTGGGAGCGCGGGGTGCATTCTTCTCGTTCTTGATGCTTCCCAGCGGCCAGACCGCTATGGAAATGTCTACTCCCGATCTGGTGCAGGCCATACCAGAAATGTTTGTTTCTGTGCCACAATTAAGCGCGTAAATATAGGAAAGGAAAACAGCATGGCTCAAGCAATCCTGATACTCCTGATCGTAGCTGTCGCCATAGTCGGCGGCGTGTTCCTGGTGGAAGCGTGGAACGGCCAGCAGGACGCGCAGGCGCAGCGTTTGGCGGAGGAGTCGCGGCTCGTTCGCGCTCGCGGCGAGGCGGACGCGGCGCGGACTTTGGCGTCTGCCGAGTCTGCAAGCATTCGTTCTGACGCTTCTGGCAGGTTGCTGGCGACGATGTTTCCGTATTTGATTCTTGCTAGTCTTGCTGGCCTGGCGATGTTCGTCGGATTTCCGATTCTGACCAACTATCTAGAACGATCTCGTGCTATGCCAGCACAGCCTGCTAACTTGTTAGCTCTGGCCGCTCTTGGCAGAATGTGGCTGGCGATGCGGGAGCAGGAGCGGCTGGAAGTTCCGGCAGAGATGGCGATTCTGGAATCCAGAAACGGAGAAAGGAGACTGCAAGATGAATGACAAAGAAACGAGAGACAAAGTGGCGAAATCAACGGTGGAAGGGCCAACCGGCCCCCGACAGGAGCTACCGGGCCAATATTCGACAGTTGAGGGGCCAGGGCCGACGGGAACCTTCGGGCGAAGATCGACGGTTGGGGAGACAAAAGACGAAGTGGAAAATCTAAGAACGATGCGTTGTTACGCCTGCTTCGGCATGGGGCTTAGCCTTGGCGGTATTCTAGGTGTGCTCTTTATGCTTCTCGAAGGAACTTGTTGATGGACTTGCTGAAGCTGGCGACGATCACGGACTGGATAACGCCG